ATGAAAGTTTACGTTGAATCAAAGACAAACAAGGTGTTTTTCTCTGTTACCCACAAAGGAAAAAGGTTCTATGTCTATACAGGAATGCAGACAACAGAGAAGTTTACCGGCATGATATTTCCGAAGTCAGACAAGTCAGCAAAAGCAAAGACGAGAAGGCTTGCGGAATTATATGCCAGATGTGAGAGTTATGTGCTCGATCATATCGAGGAAAGTATTGATACAATGAAGGAGCATCTGAAGGAGATCTGTACGGGTGCCAAGAAGGAAGATAAATCTCCGTTTCTCAGCTTCATGAAGGCATTCGCCGAGACAAGAGAGAGGCCGAATACCAAGAGAAGCTACGAGAGAACCTACCGATGTGTAGAGGCATACGATAGTAAGTGCAGCTTCAATAGCATGACTAAGGACTGGATTGAGGGGTTTATCAGGCATGAGATGGATAAAGGAAGAAAGGCCAATGGTATCTCGAACGACATCACACATATCAAGGCAGTCTTTAGGAAGGCAATAGATGATGGAAAAACGCAGAACTTTCCGTTCCACTCCATCAAGCTCAAAAAGGAGGAAACCAGGAAGCGCTGTCTGTCACTGGAGCAGATGAGAGAGCTCAGGGATTCCAAATTACACGGCAAGCAGGCTATGTACCGCGATTTCTTCATGTTGGGGTTCTACCTCATAGGCATCAACGTTTCAGACCTCCTGACGCTAAAGAAGGAGGATTTTCGCAATGGCAGGATAAGTTACTACCGTAACAAGACAGGTAGATTGTATGATATCAAGGTTGAGCCGGAAGCTATGGAGATAATAAACAGATACCGAAGCCGAAAGCCACAGTACCTACTCAGATTCTTTGAGGACGCAGGAACGTTCAGTGTTGATCACTTCACGAACAACCTGAACCGGACACTTAGAAGAATTGGACCGAAAGACCCGAAAGACAGAAGAAAGGCTACGGTCCGTCCTATCGACAAGCAGATGTCGTCGTACTACAACAGGCATAGCTGGGCAACGTTTGCGTCAGAAATCGGAATATCTCTCGAAACAATAGGTAGGGCGCTTGGTCATTCCGTTTGGGAAAAGACCGTTACGGCAGTATATGTAAAATATGACAATAAGAAGATAGACGAAGCCAACCGAAAAGTCATCGACTATTTGAACGGTTAACATAGAAAATCCCCACGCCATTTTACGAATGGCGTGGGGAAGTTGTTTTATGACAAGTATCTATTTATCGAGTTCGTTCAAATCCTTGGTAAGCTCATCGAGATTATTGGAAATCTCATCACGCCTCTTATCGAAATGATTCATCGCATCAACAAGCTGTCTCGATGTTATCTTGCGTTTGCAGTAATTGACCTTGGCGTGTTCGCATTCCCATCTTTCCATCCACAACATTTCCAGTAAGACGTAGAAGCGGATAATCCTACCCTTCTTGACGATCAGATGGATTGCAGTATCCGACTCTTTCTCAGTTTCCTTAAGCTTCTCCTTTGCCTCTATCAGCTCTATTTGAAGCTTCTCGTTGCAGCGTAGGGTGTAACAGACTTCGGTGATGAGGAAAGTCATGATAAAGCAATGAGCAAATCCTCCCCAGGTTCCTATGAATACCTCCGCTATTGTGAGGCAACACCCGAGAATAATGCACACGACAAAGATGTCGATGCGGTCGAAAATCATTTTTAATCTTTCTTTCATAACATTCAAAAATTAGATGCCCGCCCCGAGCTATAAGCAGGAGACTGGCACGGTAAATTACTTAGTTGTCATCATCATCTGAGGAACGTTTCCGTAAACTGGGAGCTTTCCATCCCATTTCTCAATCCACATCTTTTTCAAGATAGCAGGAGTAAGAGAGGCTGTCTTGAGTTCGTTGGCCTCGCGTTCTGCACGTGCCTGTACGAGCATCTTTTCTGCCTCTGCCTTCTTGACCGCAACCTCGTTGAGAGCTCTCTGTGCCTCCTGGATAGCCTTGTTTTTCTGATTAACGGCCTCCACGATGGAACTCGGATACTTCAAGCCGGAAGTCAGCTGCTCAAGATGGAAATGCTCCTTTGCGAGAGCCTTGCTGAGCTGCGCCTCGATGGCACGTTCAACAAGGTCCCTGTTGCTGACAATCTGGTCGGTTGTGTACTTGTTGAGCTGAATGCGGAAGGCGTCCTTCACGTAGTTGAACAAAGTACCATTAACGATGTCTTTCAACTCCTTGCGGTACTTCTTGAATACTCTCGGAGCATTACCGTCAACCATCTTCAGTGATACGGTAGGATCTACGGTAAATTCAGAGCCATCCTTTGCGTTGATGGTGAACGCAGGGTAGTCGATAGTCTGAACAAACGTCGGATACTCATAGACCTCCTCAGTGAATGGATTGTACCACACGCGGCCGGTAACGAGGCTAACGTCATCAACACCCTTGTCGGTGCCATAGAGGTTCACCAGGATACCCTCAGAACCTGCGTCAATGCGCTCGCTGCAAGAAGTTAAACACAGCGCTGAAAGAATCAGCGACAACATGAACACGAATTTAATCTTTTTCATCTTTTTTATTTTTGAATGTTAAACAATCTGTTGCGATGGAAACGAGAAGCCATATCAGGAGGATGGCTACGCTAACGATGTTCGTTGTCGTGTCTGCCTTGCTCACTCCCCTGAGCCCGACATCTACGACCATGAGGGTTATTACAACCCACGCCACGAATGCGGCGATTTTCCATTTAATTTTCTTCATTGCTTCTATTTTTATATTTTAATATATACAACACCTCTATACCCATAAGAAATATAGGATAGAAGATTAGTGTATGTTACTTTTCTTTATTCCATATTTGTCGCAAATCTCGCAATACGCTCCGTACGCCATTTCGTCTGCCATCTCGTTATAATGGTCGCCGTTGTGGCCTTTAACCCAATGCAAGCGAACTCCAGCAACGTGGCGAGAAAGCTTTTGGTATAGTTCCCACAAGTCACCATTTATACCCGGCTTGTATGACTTCTCTAGAGTCAGTATGCTATATTTGCTATCAGTGTAAACATCGATACAAGCGCCGTCTGGGCAAGCATTGACTGCTGAAATTATAGCAAGCAGCTCCATGCGATTATTCGTCGTATTGAGCTGACTGTGATTCTTGACTCTAACAACTTCTCCATCCTTGATTAAGACGTAAGCAGATCCACCTGCTTTTGTGGCCGAGTTGTTATCACAGCTACCGTCAGTATAGGCGATATAGTGCATTCCGTTATCCGGGAACTCCTCTTCTTCTCCACTTTTTTCTGATACTGATGCTTGTTTGTATGGTTTGCGACCGAATTTTGAAAGAACGATGCCATTATAGCATATAACCAGTATCTGCCAGCTCTTTGGAGGGTCGCCGTTTTTCTTCCTCCAACCAACTTTTTGGCAGGTTTTCCACAATTCTGATGTGAACTCTCTGTCATTATACCCAAGCTTCAGTGAGCAGAAGTTCTCAAACTCCTCGCGCGTGGGTATAATAATATTATTTTCTTTATCTTTATCCATGATATAATATTTTATTTAAATTTATACTTACATTATTTAAAGAACATGGAACAGGTTGCAGATAGCTGATTGAGAGAATCCCCCTTACCCACAAGAAAAAAACTTGTAGGTGTTGGATTCCTCGAATGGCATGGACCCAGTATATTGACCCTTCATTCGACCTCTATACGAACTACACGTACTTCAGCGTCGCAGCTTTCGGATTGTAGCATCCACCCTCCTCGTGCCTTCTGCGATTAAACCCTGCACTTTTGCCATGAGTCCCACTTGCATTTAAAGTCTTGGTGTGCGTGGTGTATTTAGCCGTCTCTTCCACCTTGACTTCGAGGAATAGGATAAAAGAATTTACCCTATCCTCTACTCAGTCGCTCTCCGAGTATTGGATAGGGTATATCATGGAGTGGCAAAAGCCACTAAGATAAAGCGTATTCAATTTATCAGCGAGCGATTTCTGATAAGCTGATGCAAAGATACGACGATTATTCTTATCCTCCAAATGTCTGATTTGTGCAAAAATTGCACTCGTTAAAGTAAAAAGTAGTGACAAAACTTCCGTAAGTACCATCCTTACGAATCGTTTCGGATGAAGAAAAAATGGCATTTCGTAATATTCATTAAAGTACAGAATATTTACAATTAACTACTTTTAACAGTAGGTTAGATTTTTTATGTTTTTCGTGGTGAGTTTTTGTAAAATAGCCGCCTATCTGCACAAGTGGATAAGCGGCTATAGTGTACGAGAAACTGCGATTACAGATGCCCTATATCATCCTTGGATATCCAGGCTCCGTGACTCGGCTGTTTGACAAGGGCACAACCGGTAAGGTCTTTTACTCCCAGTACCCTGCATAGTTCCTCATCATGAAAGTCCGCGTAACACCACCACTTTGTCTCGTTGGTGGTGGTATCCTGCAACTCTAATACGACGTGAGGATAAAAATGATGTTCTGTACTTACGACTTTGTACATATAAGTTAAATTCGTTAATTGTTGTTTAAGAAATATTGTTTTCTGAAACAAATCCACTATCTTTGCACTTGTCTTCGGAAGACTTCAATCGTACCTTTATGGAATAGAAATAAAAATAAACTTCCGTTGACTGTCAATTCTTCGGAATTGTGGATTTAAACGCTCATGAAGAGCAAATTTCTACTATCGTAGATGTCAGACTGTAATGGTCTGTGGTAGCCCCGGCTTAGGTCGGGGCATTTTTTATTCTACTACTTCTGTAGAAATTGCTTTTTGAGCAAATTAAATATCATATCTTCCTCTGCCTCGTCGAGGTTATAACAGGCATGAGGAAGAATGGTGGTTTTCTGATTATTTCGATGCAAATAGATGATATTCGCATCCTCGTGCCATGGACGTGATTTATAGCATCGCTTCACCATCTCCGAGAACGACGTATTCTCATTTCTTGCGAAGCTGGAATCCCAGGCGTTCAGGAGTGCAACGACCTGCTTCCAACTTAATTCGTTTAAGTTTATATTGCCATTCTCTTTTGCAACTTTTTCAAGACAATTTTCCATTTTACTGACTTAACCGTGCTGTCGAGGGCTGAATTTCTATTATAAGATTTATAAAGTTTCAAATTATTTGTTTACGTGTACTTTCTGGAACTCTGGCTTTGGCTGATGTTCTTTATATTTTTTTAATAGAATTTCCAGGTATGGCTCACCTTGATGTGCAAGCTGCTGGACTTCGTAGGCTTCTACTGTTCTATGCCATTCGGTTCCGTCCTCGAAGTAAACGTTTACCTTGCTATTGCTACCGTTGTTGTGATAGTTAAATAATCTCACCTTCTTCAATGCTAATGACTTTACCGTGATGTCGAGGGCTAAAGGGTTGTTTTACATCAGATTTCCGTTGCTTTTATCGTGTAGACGAATTTTAAAAGACCATGAGGGTTGTATTGGATAAGTCTTACCGACACTGCGGTCTCATCAGCGAGGAAGGCAATAGCTTCTCCTGCAATGGTCTTCTGTATCTCAAGACTACCATCGGGGTTCAATATTTCTTTTGCCTTTTTCATGTCACTTGCGACAATCAGACCTGTTTCGCTAAGGATGCCTCTCTCAATAGCGTTCTTCAGTTCTTCGATACTGTTGTTGTTGAAATTTTCCTTTGCAACAACCCGGTTGAATTTGATATTAGTTGTTATCATAAGATTGCTTTGACCGTGATAGCGAGGGCTGAATGTAATTGCTTATTTTTGATTTTTCCAGATTTCGTAATCATCCCAAGACTCGAAACCCATATAGCAACCTACAACAGCGACTACTTTGCTCGCATAAGGCATTTCATCAATAGCCTTCTTTCTATTCTTGCGATTGTGCTCGATACACTCATAAAAACCTTGTCTCATATTCTTTTCGCTTCACCGTGATGCGATAGGGCTTTGTTAATAATTGCAGGAGCCGAAGCTCCCTATTTTTGGCTAATCGGGGCTAAATCTTGACGATCATCTTCACGATTTTTGTTACCGTTCTGTATTCAGGCAACTCGATTCCTAAACTCACGAGATAATCTTCAAGGGTTTTCTGAATCCACTCAAGCTTATCGCCTCGATTCTTATTTGAGGACTTGAGGTTATTAAACTCCGTATCAGCTTTGAGCGCCTTCTCGCTTCTCTCTTTCTCTAAAGTCTTTTCCAGTTCAGCTATTCTGTTCTTGAGCTTCTGATTTTCGGAAACGAGCCTGTCATAGCTGGCGAGAATCGGCTTCATCTGATACTCGTAAGGTACATCTTCATTCATCATTTTCTTCATAATTTCTAATCTGTTGGTTAATAATAGTCAGATTATTATATCTGTTTTTGGTATAAAATCCTCCCCTACCCTCACGGGCAAGAGAGGACACAATTTAGTTATGTTAAAAAATCATTTTCCACATTTAATAACTTCAAACACGCTATGTTTTCCGTCTGCGGAAAGTCTGTTTCCGTTTTCGTCGCAAGGATGGCCATCTTCGTTTACCCACAGCTTCTGGTCGAATATCTTCTCGGTCATACCGAGAATCTGGAGATATTCCTGTGCTTCAAAAATGACATTCTTGCCATCTTTTTCTGCCTGTTTGAAATTCTCAATGAGCTGACGGTTCAAGCCTGGAGCTGTAATATCGAATTCTTTAATTTCGTCATGATAATGGATATCGAGTATTTCCAGTTCTTCTATCATTGCTGAATTTGTCCCGATTTCGCCTGTCAGAGCCTTCATTACAGTCTCTTTCGAAAGCTTTTCGTACTTCTTACGGGACTCATTGATAAGTTCATTGATTTCTTCATCTGTAAATTCTTCTAACATAATTCTAATATTTATGGTTAAACAATATTGTTAGGGATAGTTTGAGGCTATCCCTATGTTGGTCTAATCATCATAGACTCCGAAGAGCTTAAGCGTGTTGCTATCAATTTCTGTCTTGCCTACGATGTATCTCTGGGTCATCTGTATGTTCGGTTTTCCGTTTGACAAATGCCCCATCATTACCGCAATCTGTTCCAATGGCACACCTTTCTTCGACAGGTTTGTCGCAAAGGAACGCCTTCCTGTATGAGAAGATACGAACTTGAACTTCTTTCCAGTCTCTTCCTTTCCAGCCTTGAATACCTTCGTGTTCGTATCTATTCCGCATTCACGGCAGATATCACGAAGGGTTCTGTTGAAGGTCATCTCGCTGATTTCTCCAGGAAGAGGTTCAACGCCAGTACCGCATACCAGGAACGGACGGAGCTTCTTGTGGAGAGGAACCCTTACCTCTGTCTTGGTCTTCTGTGCTACATACACGAGGAAGTGCCCGGTGTCATCAATGTTTTCAGGAGTTATCCTCTGACAATCACTATAGCGTGCTCCACAGAGGCATTCCATGAGAAACATGCGCTGAACATATCTCTTCGTCTTTCCCTTTGGGCTGTAATTAAGAATTCTGTCTATTTCCTCATCCGAGAGATAGACGGACTGGACAGGAACAGCCTTCGTTCTGAGTATTTTTCCGAACGTCGGGCTGTTAATCTCCCTTGTGGCATCATTCTCACGTATTACTGCCTTAATTGTGGCGCATACGGTCTTTGCCGAGTTGGGAGCATAGTGCTCCTTGATTTTCTCAAAGAGATCACGGAGGTTGTCGTCAGTGACGTCTTCCCACAATGGCTTGTGGCCCAGCAACTCCTCGAACATCCGCACTACATTAATGAACTTCGGATATTTCCAAATGTAAGCTCCATAGAAGGTGTTGTGTCTCCACGCATTGCCGTGATAGTCTGCAAACCAACCCTGCTTAATAGCGAGTTTGTACTTCTGCTGCTGGGTATAGTTTAACCTCTCCCAGTCTCTTGTCTTTAAATGTATTTCTTCCATAATTCTAAAATTGGTTTATTAGTGGCAAAGTTACGCATTTTATAAGCATAAACCATACACTTTGCCGTTTTTAACGCTAATTTAACCTTCAAGCTCATCGTTAAGTTCTGATACTATTCTTGCGAGCGTATCGAAGTCCATCCATGTGTTGTCCGTAGCAAGTACTCTTCTCTCGGATTTGTCTACATCCACTAAACGGATAGCAAAAACCGGTAGAGCCGTATAAGTATCTCTTATCGCAATCTTTGTTACCTCGTAGATTTCTCTGTAACCAAGTACAGGGTGCTTGAATTCTTTTCTAAGGATGCCATGCTCCTTCATGATCTCACGGATAGTACACGCAAGCTCAATCAACGCATAGCTGCGCATACTGTAAATCTTGTCTGTTAATTCCTTTTTATCCATAATCTTGATATTTAATAAATTTGCTCTATTTCGTCCCAATACTCGTTGCATTTACTTACATACACGAGCCGAACTGGGACATCATAGTAATTGTCCCAATTCTCAACACGTTCCTGAGCTATCCCTATTGCGTCGTCGTCCGATTCTGCAATAATATCGTAAGGTTCTTCCATAGGGACTGCTCCTGTATCATGCAGGAATACATAATTTGCCTGATAGTTATTCTCCATAATTCTTAATGTTTTGGTTTGACTTGATGCCCACCATTCCTGGCAGGCTTGTTTGGCTTAGTCTTTTCTTTCGATATCAAGGCCAGTAAGCACGCCTTTCATATAGGCTAATGTCTCTTCCTTGCATTCCGACAGAAACTTCTGGCAGCCATCAATGATAACGCCGTACTTGCCGCTCGGATAATTCTGTAGAGAGCACGAGTGGTAATGCTTTCCGGATTTCTCCTCGATTTCTCCTGCGAGTCGCTTCCCTTCGTCGGTCTCATTTGGACGATTTTCTGGGTACTCATCGTAAAAATACTCGTGCCATAAATCTAGTAGCATATCCTTGCAATCCTCCATATCTTGCAAAATATCCGATAATTTGTATGGCGCGCCGTTAGTACCATGTCCATCCTCGCCAATCCATTTACTGGCTTCCTCGTCAGGATCGAAGTCGCTATAATATTGATACAACTTATCCATGAAGTCAGACTTATTGTCATTCTCGAACCAAATTGTGGCGATGAAATCTTGGCCTTGTGGGGGAATACTTCTCTAACTCGACGCAAACCTCACCTCTTTCGTTAGGTGTATCGTCAACATTATAACTCCATCCTAAATTCTCTGCTAATTTCAAAAAATCATTCATATCTTTAATTTTAATTGGTTAATAATAGGAGCGTGAAACAAATAATGTTCCACGCATTGTTCGGCTTTACACCGGCAGAGACACGATGTATTCTTTCTTCTTCTTTCGTGTTCTGCTCGTGACGGAATATCCGCAGATGTTTCTCAGAGAGAGAGCGGCTTCCTTCAGAAAAGGCTCGTTGACAAAGATAATCGGTTTCATCATATTATTCCGTACCATAAACTGATAGTCGCTGAATTCGAATGGGTCGTCGGGGTCTTCCGATTTCTTCTTCCAGATGCTTACGTCCAGCATTTCAATGAAGTCTCCCTCTGGGGGATTGTCCATATCAAGGAATCTCTTCGGTAGAAGCAAAATTGTTTCCTTTGGTTCATGTGTCAAAAAGAAATCTGAAACAACGCTACAGAATATGTTTAGATTAAACACCTTCGGTTTCAAGCCCTTTGCCTCCAAGATCTCATTAACGTTAACGATTCTTGCTATTGCCATAATTCTATTTTTATTTGGTTAGACATTGTGGTACAAAAACCGGCGTATCTCACGACAGACCGGCTTGAACCATTTAAACAAATTTAGTTATGATAAAAGTGGCCAGCCAATATTGACTGACCTGTTTGGCTTATTTCTTTCCAAAGTAAAAGATTCTGATAAACCTATAAAGTTGCTTCTTATCACAAAGATGATAGAGGTCCTCTATAATGTATTCCTTGCACTCCTTTGTACCTTCTCTAAAGGTATTCTGTATTGCAGCGGCGGGCATACAGCCACAATTAAGCCAGTAAATAAACATCTCCCCCAAACTCTCGTAACGATTGTCCTGGTTGTAGAACTTCATTTGCTGCTCATAAGTTTTACTTTTTCTCATAATCCTTCATTTTATTGGTTAGACATGGAATCGGCTACTGAATCAGTAACCGACTTTTTGGCTATTCCAGTCCCCAGCTTGGCGCTTTGCTTTAGAAGTTCGATCAGGAGAGCTTTAGCTTGAAGGTTACCGCCTCGGTGCTAACGGATGCGGTCACCTTCATTGCAGAAGCTATCGTTAAGTTTGCCGGGCCGCTGAAATAATAGGTAGCGAACCTTTGTTTTTCAGAGGTGATTACTTCTTCTTCCACTCGTCAATCTTACCCTGGACACTGATACCATTGTCCTTGATAAGCTGCTTGAGAACACCGAGCATTCTCCAACCCTCGTTGCTATACTCAAGAGTAAGTTTATCAAGCTTCTCCAATGATTTGGCCTCAGACATCTTTCTGCCGCCATTTTTGAATCTTGCTCCGTGGAACATGATAAGGTTGCGCATTGTGTAGTAAGCGCCGGAACCCTTATATGCGCTGATGAACAGGTCTGACTGCTTGGTATTCCAAGCCAGATGATTGCGAATCTTGTTGAACTTCTTGACAGCCTTATATACGTCCTCATAAGTGTCCTTTGCATACATTTCTACTGCAAGTTCCTTGAGAGGAGCATATACCTTCTTCTCCAAGTCAGCCACAAAGATATCCTTGTTCTGAAGACGTACGTACGGCATTCCCTTGCAGGTATGCTTGTAAGTCTTTTTGCTGTCATACTTGTTCTTGTAGATAAGGTTGTTCTCGATGTAGTATCTGAGCTTCTTGATGTAGTCCTCAGCGATTTCACAGAGCAACATGCCGTTGAACCAGAAGTTTCTGTTTCCTGCATTTTCTGCGTCTCCGTGCTTGATCATCTTCATCTGGGCATACATCTCGCGCTCGATTACGCTCCACTGATACTCATAGCCTTTGCGCTGTAGGATTTCGTTGAAAGTATCTCTTCCAGTCTCCATCTGTCTGAGCATGTGGAACATCTGACTCATTACCCAACGACGGAAAAGCTTCCAGTTGTTGATGTAACCGCCCTCGACAATCTTCTTGCCTACCGCATCGATAGTCGCATCGTCCATATCAACAGGGACCGCTGCACCATTCTCAATCTTGACAACCTTTTCATCGCCAAGAGTGAAATAGTTACTTACATCAACGCCTGCTGCCTTAAGAGCCTCGATACGCATCTGAGCCTTTGTCTTCTTCTCAGCTGCTGCGTTCTCTACATTGTTAGCTACTACCTTAAGATTCTCACCTGTGATTGTTACAATCTGTTTCATAATTCTATTATTTTAAATGGTTTATAAAAATTTATTTAACTCTTGTGGATGAGGCTTACACTCCACCCTTGTTTGGCTCAACCCAGTCTCTGAGAATTATCAGGTCCTTGTCGTTCTCGGAACGCCAGAACCATGTTCCCCATGATGGATTCCATGTAAGGCGTCCGAGAATTATGCAGAACAGGACATAAACCTCCAGTCTGCATCTCGCCACCTCACGTCGCTCACCGTACATCATATCTTCGTCTGAGAGCTCTTTCTCAGGTAAAGCCTTGAAATAGTAGCGACGATGTGATTCAGAGCGTTCTGATGGCACTGAATGCTTGTATTCCTGATATAGCTGCTCTATCTTGCTCATTATTTCTTCCCCTGTGGAAGGGTATGTACCAAGACAGCCATCATACTGCGTATCGTTCACGATAATCTTACCATTCACTCTACAAGTTCTCTTCTGATAGTTGACGGTGAACTTCGCACCATCAATAACTGCATTGATAATTTTGTCGTATATCATAATTCTATTGTATTGGTTAATAGGGATAGTGCTTATTCTAGCACTATCAAATTGGCTTCTTCGAGTTCATCCTTACTCAGTACATCTTCGTCTTCTCCGATGTGGATATAGAACTTATCTCCGTTCGCCCACTCCATTGCACGCATATACAACCAGTGAGCATCCTCGATAGAGAATCCGTCTGCACTTACAGAATCAAGCATCTCATCCATGCAAACTTCCGACGTTTCGTACTCTTTCTTGATTTCATCAAGCTTCTTTAATAATTTGCTGTTCATAATTCTAAAATGTTGGTTAATAGCAGTACGCTCAAAGGATTTGTTGTGTTGCTGTATGCGCTCGATGTAAACAGTCGAGTGAATCCTGAGTATCCAGTGAGATTCTCCTGGAGACTCAGGAAGATACGGACTGTTTACCTAAATCTTTCCTTCTTGCGTACTATTCGGCTCACAATAACCTATTCTGACTCATGCTGATACGTTGCATTGCTTTAAGTTTATGATTAGATACATCACTCAGAATGAGATGACTGCTCTATGGTACTTTAGTACCAGCTCTTAGTCATATCAAATTGAGGGATGTAGCATAAACACCCAGCTCTTGCCAGACATCGCTGCAATACGAATGACCTATCTCATGTATTCTGTTGCATGGATATATACTTGCGATTTGGTCTCGTGAGTGAAAGATGCCGTCGATACCGATAGACATCGACGGCATCATTCCATTCACGAGATGCTAAATATCATACTCTTGATAAGTCGTGATGCAATTCACTTGGTTTTTGTAGGTACACTCATAGATCTGTTGCCTATCTCTATCTTACCGATACGAACCAGATTGTTAGACGCGGGTTAATATTTAACCTAAGGATTAAGCCGCGTTATTTGCAAGCTGGTTGGTAAATTACATCCTCCTCGTGTACCTCGTTTGGCAATAACGTTGTCTTCATCTGAGAGCGTGGCACGTAGCTCTAGCAGTTTGATTTGAGCTGTTATGTATCGCCGGAATACCCGGATAGTGTTCCGGGGAGGCCGGCGAGATTCGTAACAGTTCCGTAAACTTTGCTCTCCTCTGAAGACTACCCTCGTGCTTGGGTAATTCCCTGACCGATGGCTCGGCACAATACTATATGTTTCTGATTTGACACAGGATTCGCCAGAATTCAGGATCCAGGCAACCGCTCATAATTTATGAAGGTTGCCAGGATCCAGAGTTCTGGTTAAGAGACCTGTTGCATAAACTTCAGCCATCCGTCAGGGATTGGTGGTGTGCGCCACCGGTGGAAGTCATACGGACTGGCACATTTCTGTACTCTTTTGATTAGACACGCCTTGTGTATCTTCAGTATGGTCCCTTTGGTCTCAAGTATCACTTGAGCGAAAGTGGCCCATACTGAGGTGATCATAGAGGCGTGACATAAATAATCCGTCCTTCTCCCACGTCCGTGTGCTCGGATACACAGAGTCTGTCGGTCGGAAGATACTGCGCGCATAGCTATATTAACTTGATAATATCCTGGTGGAGAGGATCGCTGGACCATCTCAGATTATGAGATGCTGTCCGCGATCTTCGAGACCGGATGTTTAAATCAAATCTTCATTCCTGACAGTTCCTACGCTGGAAGCTACATCTACAGAGTATTCACCAATGTGTTGTACGCTGCCCTGCTCGTTCGCAAGGCGTTCTGAGCACAGCCGATTGACAAATACCCCTTGATTTCGCTCTCTGTCTTACTCCTGTTGGCTTTCACGTTTCTTCCACGGCCTCGGTCTATACAACCTACAGCCTGAGTCTTCACGTATCCGAGTCCACCGACCTTTCTCTTGCCTGTCTTGACCGCACGGATGCAGTCCATGACGAAGGTGTTGAGCTTGTTGATGTCCTCTTTCACGTTTATGACCGGAAGAACCTGAGTAGCCCAGGAGAAATCCTCGTATCCCTTGTAGAGATACCTGTTTACTGCATTGATGGCTTTCGTCATCGTGGTATCACGTTTCTTTATCGTCCTCTTCTCAATCTCCTTTTGGAAAGTCTTGATACGTGTGGACGACAGAGAGATATTGTGACCCTTGATGGAATATCCGAGGAACTTGAACCAATGATTAGCGTCAAGATACTCAACCTTCTTCGGATTGAGCGTCATTTGCATCATCTCCAGCTCGCTCTTCATAATATCCATGGCTTTCTCGTAATCTTCACCGACAAACAATGTATCGTCAGAATAGCGGACGTAATATCCGTTAAGCTTAGATAGCTTGTCGTCAAGATGATAGAGAATGACATCAGCCAGCCATGCAGCAACAGAACATCCCTGCTTGAGGGACTGATACTTCTCGCAGAGGTTGTTGTCCTCATCGAAATAGATATCTGTGTGATAGTAGTCACGGATGACATCTATCAGCGCAGATTTTCCGCATTTCTCCTCTACTTTGTCAAATGCCCAGTCGATGAATCGAATAGGCACAGAATCAAAGTACTTGGAGAAGTCACCTTTCCATCCGATGATTTTTCCCTCTGCCGAGTATATTATCCGAGACACATCTTGCACCACACGACCGCAGCCGATACCTTTCTGGTATGACATGCAGCGTGGATGCACCATCTCTGGCATCAGCTCAAACAAGAGGTCGTTTGCTATACTCAAAAGGATTCTATCTACAGGCTCATTCACATAGACAGTACGGAAATCTCCGTTGTCTTTTGGAATTTTTGCTGTATGGGGCGGCATTATCTTGTAATTGCCGCTCTTGATCCTCTGATACATAGCCAGACGAGCCTCTGGCGTCGTAAGCTGATACATTACTGCTTTGTTCATGTCCTTGAACAAGCCTTTCTCGATAGCATACTGCCATCTGGCTTTTTCAAAGAACATGCTTAGGATTCTGTCTTCATTCATAATTCTTGTATTTTGGTTAATATTGTTCCGTGTCGGGTCTCGAACCCGATGTGCGCCTGTGTCGCTCACGGATGACCGATGTTAGAGTCTCTTGAGAGCAGCTTCGATGTCTGCGACGTTTTTGTCCTCAATCTTCTGTATTTCTTGTAATATCTCGTCCAAGTGATTAACAAAACTAAGTGCATCTACTACGCGACCAACCTTCACATTAAGGTCACCAGCATGTATGTCGCATATACCAAACTCTTGCAACAAATGGTAAATGGTGCCACTCTTTAGCGCAAGAAGATTGAATTTAACACAACTTATTTGCACGGTAATAACGCTGAAGGTAATACCACAGCGAGGGATGAAGATTTCTGGCTCGTCAAGCTCAATGAGCTTATCGCATATAGCTTTCGCCAGTTCCTCGCACTTTTTTTTCCAGTTCTTGAGACTTGCGTGCGTAATCGTCACGTCCAAGTACTTTCCACATTTCTTTTTTCTCCATAATTCATCTGTTTAATGGTTCATAACGGTTCCCCACGATGATGTGGGGAGTTTTAGCCACATATTGCAATGTCGCCATAATTTCTGTAGAAATGCTTGTATGCCTCAAGACCACTGGCAGCTTTCAAGTCTGTGACCTCTAACTTACCGGTATCCTTGCGTACTTCTGCAATAGAGAATGTGTTGTCGTGAGTCCACTTGATGAGGTCAACACGTCTTGCTGCATTCTCAACAGACTCGACGATTTCACATTTCAGCAAATCGTCATTCAGGATTTTCTCTAATTCACTCATAATTATAGATTAATTATAGTTACATATTATTTCGGTCTCACTGATAATTTCAGCACAATACTTGCAGCGATGGCACATTATGTAGCCTTTTGCCAGTAATTTGCTGAACCTCGGGTATGGGCATTTCTCGCCCATGCCAGCTCTCGTAATCTCAATTTTCTTCATATTTCAATCTTTTTGGTTAATAGAAATCCCCACCCGTTGGAGTGAGGATTGGTTTGGCTAATCGAACATAAGACGCATAATGATGTCCTGTAGAACAGATGGCTCGTTGAGGTAGCTTGACTCAAAAATCTGCTGAACGGCAATCTGTCTTGCCTCCTTGTTAAGTTCCTTGTAGTCCTCTACCATACCTTTCTTGTTTCCGCAGTTGTAATGATATAACATTACGTCATCTACGAAATTATCGCAGTTGTAGTACCAACACTGTTGGCTCAGTGTTTTGCCTCTTCTTTTTGCCATAATTCAAATAATTTATCTGGTTAAACAAATAGAAGGCACGCTCATACATGGGCGCACCTTTTTAGGCTTACTTGCATCTCAGGAGTTTTCTTACAAAACGAGCTTCAGACGGATAGTCCTGACCAGCCATGTATGTGTAGCTCAACTTTCCACTGCGTAAGTACTCAACACCAATTCTTTCCAGGATACCGCAATTCTTAACTCTGCCAAATCTTATGTTGTCAAAAATGCTATCCTTGTCTTTCATATTAAGAGCGCCACAGACACCATCTGTAAACTCTCTCAACGCTTCATCTGTTAAAGCGAACGGCTGACACCATCCGTTTTTGTGGTAATAATCCCCACTAATAACATCTGCAACAGACAGAAATCCATAATACTTCTGTCTCATAAGACCACGTATGGTCTTGTAGTTTCTTTTTCTCATAATTCTAATAATTTTGGTTAATAGTTCCTACGTGTCTCCACGCAGGATTTTGGCTTAATAGAAATACTTGTCTGTGTACACTCCAAGGATATAGGCGAGCTCAATCATCTTCTTTGCTATATTCTTGAACCAGTTTTCTACAAAATATGGATCATGGCTTTTCCACATCTTTCCAATTTGCATGATGTCATAATCTGTAAACGCAATGTTCACGGTACTACACAACCCTTGGAGCCAGTCTGTAAGCAGCCCAAGAATCGAAATTCCACGATTGTTATTCTTTACCATCTCCTCGTGGAACATCTTGAATGCAAACTCGATTTTCATCTTGTCGCTCATTACGCTGACATCTACGTCGTCGGAGTGGATAGAATCCAAGATATATGAATACCATTTCATATTCTGCTCATTCATCTCAGCAGCTGCTCTGATAGCTGCAATTTTCTGTCTTTCGTTCATAATTCTACTTTTTTATGGTTTAACATGGTTTCTGTGCAGATAGGCTGCACAGAATGTTTGGCTAAAACCTGCGAGGGCGACGGGAAAACTCTATGCTCTGAGCTTTCCTGTCAGCCTTTGCCGCACGTCTGAAATACTCGCTCTTGTCGAGCTTCTTTCGTGCGCATTCCTCGCTGATAACTGCCTTGTGGCTCGCTACGAGTCTGGCAAGAAATCTTCTGTCTCCGTCTGTCATAATTCTAAAGTTGATTTGGTTAATAATAGAAGTGTAGCCCTATAGGAGGACTACATTTGATTAGGCTATCTTTTTCCAACCTCCCTGAAACGGATGACCTCCGGCATCAACGCACGCCTCGATTTCCTCAACAGATAGGTAGTCAATGCGTATATACGCAGGATAACAATCAGGGTCCTCCATTGTTGGGTCTGTGTAGCAGTGCATTTCATCATCGTCGTCAGCCTCGTAATCGTACAATCCGTACAACTCATTCTTTTGGCAATACACGAGATAACGCTCCATTGCTTGCTCCAAGTTGTAAGCGTAGATGTCAATGATAGGCTCTACGTAACAGAACCGGTACAAATGCGTACCATCTTCCTTTGTGTTAAATGTGTTCATAATTTATTCTGTTTTGGTTAATAGCAGGCAGCACATTATCGTACTGCCCATTTCTGGCTTACTGGTCGTGCGACCATTTCCATAGACGCTCTACATAGTCAGGACCACACAGATATTTATCTGTATCTCCTTCGTCGTCGATTGTGTCCATCAATCTGCGCACATCTTCTTTTAGCTGCGCTTTGTCATCTTCCATGCGTTGTGCATACACTCCACAGCCCATGAGAGTCATGGCTATTACTAATACTCCCAGTAATTCAATAATATCCTTTTTCATAATCTAATAATATTTTGGTTTGTAGTAGAGGGAGATGAAACTCCCTCAAATTCAGGCTGAGTACTTCTTGAGAAATTCTGCAAGCTTTGCTAGCTCGGACTCCAACTGCTCGTTGCTGTCGTTAAAAAAGAATTTCGGGTAGAAGCTGTCGGCTATTTCGTCGCGTCCGTCGTCAAATACGGACACTGACACGGATATGTATGCCCCGTTCAGCCCGGTAGCCGTTGTTACGAACAGCTTCTCATTGCCGAATATATCACGCTGCATCTCCTGCAATCTAGGCAGGATTATGTTACGCAGATAATCTTTTCTCTCTTCTTTTGTGTCTGATAACTTATTATTCATAATCTATAATTTTTGGTAAATAATTGTATGCCCGGATATTTTTCCGAGCACATTTTAGCTTATGCACAATACTGCTATCTCGGAGAAACTCTTGGAGATAACCTCCTTGCTACGATAATCTCTGTAGCCCCTTGTATTGTTGTTGTGCCACTGGCGCGCAGCTATCTTGATCTTCTCCATCTCATGCATAAGCGCACGCTCAAAATTCTTCTGTGATTTTCTGTCTTGCATAATTCTTCTGTTTAAACGGTTTAACATAGTATGCCCAGGAAAATGCCTGAGCACATTTTTGGCTACTCGTACTTGTTGAGCATGAAAATAAGGATACAGCCGTCTTCGTTCATTAACGTCTGGCATTTCTCCTCATCTTCTATAAGATTTGCGCATACCTTCTCAAAAAACGGATACGGGCTTCCGACAAGACTCTTATAATAAAATGCCATGTACGTACCAGGGATGAGAGGATAAGAATCCTCAGGATCTCCGCCAAATACATCGCACGCCTGTGTATCAATCAGAACACGGCGTACAGAGAAATTGTCCTCAACTTCCTGTGCATCCATTCCACGCAAGAGGTCAATGACCTCATTTTTGCTTAACTCTTTTGTTATTGTCTTGAACATAATTCTTTTGTTTAACTGGTTATATTATCGTACTGCCTGGATTTCTCCAAGCAGAATTTAGCTAAATGTTCCAAGCACAATTATCGTACTTTCCAAATCTCATCCTATATTTCCAAGCATGAGATTTTCCAAGCGGAGTGTGGATCGCCACAGCTCACGGAAATACCACCTGCCAATTATCGTACTGCTCCAGAATATTCCAAGCAGAATGCCCCAAATAATTCCAAGCAGAATTATCAGAATATTCGTACTTGCCAAGCATAATAATGCCGGCACACTCTGAATAAATCCAAGCACAATTATCGTACTTGAATAAATAATCTGTCTTGCTTTCATATCTATATTTTATTGGTAATTGTTCCGTAGCCACACACGACAATTATCGTACTGGCTACGGATTTTTAGGCTCACATCTCATAGAATAATGTAAGCACACCATTCTGTAATGATCCGAATTCTACATGGCTCAGAATTTCCTGAGCGTCTGAAATAACTCTCTCTACCTCTCGCATGGAGAGACACTTGATTCTCAACTTACTCATAATTCTAAAAATTTGGTTATTCGTTCCCTACAAACGTAGGGAGATTTTAGCTAAAAATTGTTTTCCGCACGGAAATTGTCACAAAGTTCCCTCAATACTTCCGTACGATTTTTCAACATTCTGAGAGCAGCATCCGTCTTTCCTTTCTCCATAGCAGATATAATATTGTCCAAATCGAATACTGACGCAGCTGTTTTGTTGTAGAACTTGAATACTTTTTCTCTTTCCATAATTCTTATTTAAATGGTTCGTAATTGTAGAGCGGAGATTTCTCCCCGCCCCGTTAGCCAGGATGTGCATCTTTGCACCACGTTTTATCTTTATTGTCTTAACTACGTGGCTCACACCCTACAGATTTTATGCTTCTGCCAGCAGCTTGTTTATTTCTGAGGAGATAAATCTCGCACGGATGACAAGCAACCGATTTCAGTCAGCGTGATAGTGTGTGCCTTGATACGCTGCAAATCGTGATTGCACACACAATTGATTCTCGGGTAACCAGCCCGACCGGACAATTCCAAACCGGTAGAATATGAATTATGATTTATCCGTCCGTCATCTCGCTCGATAACTGCACAGCTACGGCTCTTGCTCTTTCCACGTGCCTCATCTCATTCGGTATCGTGGTGGCTCTGTGCTCTCTCGCTACCCACGACGGGATTTCTCGCCCGCCTTTCTGTATCACTACAGATTCGTTTGCCGGATAGCTCTCTGAAATTTTGGTAATAAAATCCCCTGAAGGAGAAATCTTTCTCTCTCTCTGGAATAATACCAAAATCTCTGTTTTTGTTTCCTTATGCAGCAACCGCCCTGCAAATGTACGCTTAAACGTGATAGGAAAAATAAGGGCATAACAACCCGCACCGCACGGAAATTGTACGGTGTAAATTTCCCACTGGCTACCTACACATATTAGATAGTCAGTGGGGAAAATGTAGTGGTAATAGATAGGTAGCTTTTATACTACCTATCTACATTTTACTCGTTTTCTTCTTCTTCTATAGCTGCAATTTCAGCAAGTAAGCGGGCTTTTTTGTCTGCAAGTCTTTCACGTTTTGTGCGTGTCTTGCGTACGTCCTCAAGTGTAGCGAGATAGTTATTATATAGCTTTGTGACGTATCCGCTGCACTCGCTTACAGAATAGAATAGAGGCAACTCGTTTTTGTCTGTTACGTGTGCGTCAAAGTAAGCAATAAAAGCAAATTTGTGTTTTCCGTTATTGTCAACGGCTAAAACCAAATTCCGGACGCTTTCGTAATTTTGGTTTATCGTGGTGTTATCTGAAAGCACGTATCGTTGCAGCTCGTTTTCGAGCTTTACCGACAATACGCTTAATTGTACCCACATATCGTGCATTTTGTCGAATATTGCTGCACAATCGTCTTTCTGGTACTCTCGCACGCACTCCGTGCGTAATGTACCTAAATACTCGCATAATGCTACTACCTTTGCGTTTTTGTCTGCGATAGACTGAATAAAAGATTTCTTAACCATAATTTTTCGTTTAAATTGGTGTGTGTTCCGGTTTGTAGGTACGGAACGAAACAACCTTTGTAGGAAAAGCCCTACAACTATATATAAGCAAACCATGTGCCATGTATCCAGTTTGATATTGAAAATGTTTTACAATTAACAATCGCCTAACTTATTGAATATCAGCGAGTTATACGTTTTGTAATAATTTTAGTTATGGCAGTATATGTTAAATATTTAATCATTTTAACACTCATGACATGGTGTCACATGGTTAACTATCTGAAAATCAATAACTTACAAAAATAGCATGGCACAAAATGTTAATATTTTAACACAATAGTAAAACGTTATTACAATCTCGTAAGTGCTTGATATTCAGATAGTTACGACTGACAGAGTGGCGGTTAAATATATATAATTTTAACTAAATATGTAAGGATAATTTATTATTTGGTTAAATTGTATTTAATATGTTAAATGTAATAATGTAAGAAATAATTACGTCAAGCATTGTGTAAAGGAAAAGGACTGAAAGAAATGAATAAATATGCGATAAAGAGAAATAAAATACACTCGTAAGTGGTTGATATTCAAGCGGTTACGAAAAAGCATAAACCAAAATTGTCAAAATATTTCAAAACGAAAAAATATGCAAATTTTTGGTAGTTTATATAGTGTAAACTAACATATTTTGTCGTATCTTTTCAAAATAGACCCCCGCACCCCCTATATAGCCACAAATCAGCGCGGTAGTCACCTCATCTAAAAATTTTTTCTTCCGATTTTTTTCTTCTTTTGTAAAATAAACTTACTTTACTCAAAGAATGAATATTTATTCAATCTCTTTTTCCTGTCTGTTTTTAATATAACGTTTAAATTTTGATATTATTGTCTTAGCATCAAAAAAGGTGCATACCTATCCTGAATTTAGTAGCACGTTAATAATGTATAAAAATACCCTATATATAAAGGTTTGTGCATATTTATACTGATATTTTTACTATATTTGTAATATCAATCTTGATAATGTCCTGTATTGTTAGGGCGTTTCGAGATATACGTTTATTGCGCAAATCCCAGTGTTTATCGGGGTTTATCCGCAACCGAAAGCTTTAAAAAATGAACATTTAGATACATATATATGGAAAATGGTTTAGCGATAGATACTTTGCATGGTCAGTTGATTGAATTATCAAGGTCTCCCAAGTACGGCTTTGACAGGTTCAGATGTGACTGGGGAAGGACTAATTCTGAGAAATACAATGGTCTCAAGATAGATTTCAGCAGGTCCATCAGAGAACTTGCAAGGGATACTCCTGTAAAGTACTACGAGAAGGACAGTCATTATTATATGTTCAACGGAAGGATATACGAACCTGTTCCCAACATTGTTCTTGAACAGGCTTACCAGATGTTGCTTTCGGATTTGTACATTGCTCCCGTTGCATTTCAGGCAAGCATTAGGAACGACTGTTTCATGAAGGTCATCCAGAGTTTCAACATTCTGCGACCTACCTTTGATATTGTAGCATTCAACAACGGTGTCGTCGATTTCGGTATAGGCGGAAATGCAAAACCTGTTGTCATGCCTTTTTCTCCGGAGTATCATGTGACATACTACCACCCTTACGATTTCAATCCGAATGCCAAGTGTAACAGATGGATGAACTTCCTGCATGAGGTTCTTCCTGACAAGACGTCAAGGACTATACTCCAGATGTTCCTCGGTCTCGGTCTTACCCAGAGAGGTGCTGCATACAACTACAATAACGATGCCCACTATTCCAAGATAGAGCTTTGCCTCCTTCTTATAGGAAGCGGAGCAAACGGTAAGAGTGTCGTGTTCGATGTTGCATGTAACCTGTTCGGTCCCGAGAAAATCAGCAAGATGGATTATGCCGAGCTTACCGCTGACGGCGACGAGGGAATGAGAGGAAGGTATCCTATAAGGAATGCCATCTTCAACTGGTCGTCTGATTCCGACCCGAAGAAGTTCGGAAGAAAGAATACCGGTATGTTCAAGAGACTTGTGAGCGGTGAGCCTGTTCCCGTGAGAGGATTACAGAAGAACGTGTCGGACATCAACTCTATTCCCTACCTCATCTTCAACCTCAACGACCTCCCTCTCTCCGATGATGCTTCACTCGGTTTCGTGAGAAGATTACAATACGTGAGCTTCGATGTCACCATTCCAAAGGAAAGGCAGGACCCGGACCTGGCGATGAAGATTATCAAGGAGGAGCTGAGCGGTGTGTTCAACTGGGTTTACAGGGGAGCACAGGAACTCAGGAAGAGGAAGTACATGTTCCCTGCGGCAGAGGGAAGCAAGAGACAGCTTCTTATGTCGCTTCTCGGAAGCCAGCCTGTCGTAGCATGGGTTCGTGCTTACGGAATGAGGTCCTATGCTGCTGCGAAGGGTGAGATTTTCCTGTGGCTCGGAGCGCAGAAGCTCTACGATAACTTCGTGAGGTTCTGTAAGGACAACGACCTCTCTGATGAGGATATTCCTACGGTGCAAAAATTCGGAAGGGTCATGTGGGGAGCGACCCTGGGATTTGAGAAGAAGAAGGCCAAGCAGGGAATCGTCTATAAGGTGTTCGGTGTTACTGAGCCTGACTTCAAGAACCAGATACTCATCTCTGAAATGAGGAGTGAAGAGGAACATTCAGACGGATTCATTCAGCCTGATGATTAAAATAACACTGGTGGTCTTTGTGCAAGGCGGTGGGACGTATCTTCGGATATAAGTCCGGGCAGACAGGAGGTTCGAGTCCCTTCCACGGTCGGCTTCTGGCCACCATTAAAATTGATTTCTATGATAGACAAGGAATATATCAAGGGAATTATCTCCGGTATCACGGATCTCAAGACCGAGAAGAATGTGGTCCCTGCGACCGCTTCTATGCAGGAGATTATGATTGCTATCCGCGAGGATGCCCTGGAGTGCATGAGAACCATGTGTAACGAGAGGGAGATTGCAGTGAACAGGACGTTGAACAGTGTTTCATTCAAGTGCCTATGAGAAGACATCACAATCCTAATAAAGTGCCGCCGTTCAAGCCGGACCCGGAGCATTGGACAAGAAAGGTTCATTCATGGAAGGCGAAGGTTGCATACGAGACTGAGGATGATGCTTGGGAGTTTCTGAATCAGATTCCGAGGTTGAAGGCACTTGGTTGGCATCCTTACTTATGCAAGGTTTGCTCAAAGTGGCATATTGGTAGATTACATAATAAATAGTTGAGAATATGAAGAAGTTTAAGAAGTCGATAGAGATTAGCACAGAGAATATTTCAGATGTTCTTCAAGTGCCTATTGTTACTAGTGTATACAAGACCAAGTTCTTTAAAAATCCGTTTATAGAAGGTCGTAGTAATCCTTATGATGCTTTAGTAGTGATGTATGTTCATGTTGAAGGTATTAAAAGCGATTTATGTATTAATCAAGGAGACGTTCTTGCTCTAGACATTTGTGATACTTGGTATGCCTTTTCAAAAGCAGGGTGGGAGAAACATAAAAACGATGAGGTATGAAGAAGAAAGGATATTACGAATATGGAAACGGAATCTACCCTTTGAAGCTTTGGGTACACATCGGTAAAGACCTGAAAGAGCTGATAGATTCCTGCTTTGACAAATGTAAGGCTCCAGATATTGATTACGGCGGCGTTACGTATTCCGATGCTGTCAGGAAGAGCGACAGAAGACGTGGCGTTCTTGTCTCGTTTCCGTGTCAGAAGGTTATGTCGATGAACTACTGCTGCCATGAAGCTTCTCACGTCTGCGATGCCATCGAGGAATATACTGACTTGGAACACGGCGGCGAGCCTTCTGCCTACTTGATGGGTTGGATTGCGTCTTGCATCAACAATGCTCGTTTGGGCATTGGTGATTTCGTTGAACTAAAAGATAAGGAGGAATAGCTTATGAATAAATATGGTATTGAGGTTGGAGACCGTTTTTTACTCCCATTCAAATATGTCACTACTAGAAACCGTCCTACCGAAAACGATGATTTTGCAATCGTTAAGCAAAGATGCGAAACACGGGTAGAAGTATTTTGCGACCAGAACGAGCAGTTTGTTTACTACGATTGGATTGTCACAGATTACTGTCCGGTGTTTACGGTTGTAGGCTTTCTAAAAAGCGACATATACGAAGATGTTGTTTATGTTAAGTATGAAAGCAACTCAGAGACATTCATGTGTCAAATGTTGGCTGAATTTGTCTGTAAAAAAGGCACTCGTATGAATGAATCTGATTTGAAAGATTATAAAAATAGTTAGCTTATGATTAAGAAAGAAGATATTAATATTGGGCTGGAATTCGTCTTGCCGTATAGAGAGTTCTATGATGATGCAGAAAAGGAGGAATATTACAATCGTTTGATAGATGGCAATAAAGAATGGCATAGCCATAAATACTATACAGACACGTGTCTTGCCGGGAAAAAGGATACAGTACTAACGGTGCATAGACCGATTCTTCGTGTTCTTGGTATAACAGAAAATGTTAATATAACAGGAAAGTTTGATGTAGCTACTGTTGAAAATGTAAATAAGTGCAACGTAGATGCGTTTTGTAGGCAGATTGATTCCTCGTTTATCGAAGAATATGGTCAAGCCGTAATGAGCAAGAAAAAAATCAATGGCGTATTGTATAGCTGTATAGAAGATTTCTTTTGCGACAACTATCCTTTATTTAAGTGTAGTCAGATAGACAACGTATTCTGTCAGGAGATTCTTAAAAGTAATTGGGATCAAAATACAATTATCGTCGGTGGTAGCCGTAGCGGCAACAAAAGGAATCTTATGAACAACAGTTGGTATCAAAGGGATCTTATGAACAGTTGGTATCATTGTAAGATCAGAATGCCAGAATACGAGAATAACGTTGAGCAGTCAAATGAATCTGCAAACAAAAAGACGGAGCAAGTATCTCACCCATCCCATTACGCTTGGTTGAAGGATTTGTGCGGTGTTGAGCCTTAGGATATTTGCAGACACCTTGGCTTCAATACAGGGAACAACGCTATCAAGTATCTCCTGCGCAAGGATAAGGTGGATGGCAACAAAACAAAGACCGAGAAGCGCATCGAGGACTTGCGTAAGGCGGTGTTTTATATCCAGGACGAAATAAAATTGTTGGAACATGGAACACAGACTGATTACACTTGCAAGGATTGCTTCTTCTTCAAGAATGGAGCTTGTAACCACCCTAATGAGATTAGGTTTACTTCTGAGGAGAATCCATCTTGCACAGATTTCGAGTATAAGGAAATAAAAGTTGAACTTTAAAATATTGTTATCATGGCATTACCATTTGGAAAGACTATCAAGACAAGACACTTCACTGTACTGAAGTTCAGCAAGAGCTTGTCTAAGAAAGAAGTTGCTTCACTCAGAGAGGATATTCCTGCTGAGATCAAGAAGCATTTACAGAGAGGCTCGCTGCCTTTCATTAAGATTGCAGACATTGCCGGCACATGGGGTGTTGAATTCTCTATCGGAACATCCATGTACGCTGCACTCGATGAATGTGTTCCTGTGGCTGTAGGAGACCATTATGAGTTCTCCAAGGATAATGGAAACATCATCGAGGCATTTGCCCAGCTTATGTATGCGGATACATCGTTGCCTGGCGATGCAGAATACACGGCAGGTAAGTTGAAGCTCCGTGACGAATACATTGCTCGTGAGGCTGCAAGAAGAAACGCTGCTGCCGACAAGGGTAAGACAGAAGAGCAGCTTCGCAAGGAGAGTGATGAGGCCGTACAGGAGGTTATTGATCGCGATAAGCACGCCGAAACTCTCCTTGGTATGGCAGAACAGATTAAGAAGGAAGGAGGTCAGCATGAGTGATAAATTGCTTGAGGTCGTTCAGGACCACACTTCTTTAGTACAGGCACTCCGGTTTATTTTGGAGGCCGCAGAGACAAAGAAACTGCCACCATACGCTACTCTTCCTACATTTAACGATTCTATTCTTGATGATCAGGTCAGAATTGCGCTTGAGTCCATCACTGGAGACAAATATCCTACCGGAGTTTTTTGTACATAAAAAGTGAGGGATGGCGTCCGTAAAGATACCATCCCTTTAAACCAATTTTAGAATTATGATTCACAGATAAGAATCCGAGAAACACATAATTGCTTGCAAAGGTACTTGCTTTTGTTGAGATTAAAGTAAAAGAAAAATACTTTAACACGAATTTAACTATTTCTTCTTCTTTTGGAAGTCTGCCTGACCGTTTTTAAAAAGAAGGCAGTCGGAGCACGTTCTGGGATAAGCTACAGGCAAGTAGAACAACACTGTGTTATTTTCTGTATCTATCTCGTCCTGCTTAATCTTGTTATAGTCGGCGATGGACGCAACTATCTTGAGCCACTCAGGTGACCCATACTTGGCTTTTCGCTGAGCCAATACCAGGTCTTTAAGAATTTGTTCCTTGGAAGTAGCCTTAGCCAATTCCTCCTGGGTAAGTTCATCACTATTCTCGTTCTTCGCTTTCTTACCCTGCACCTCTGCGATTCTTGTCTGAACAGACTCCTGCGATTCGAGTATGTTCATTTCTCGTTCAAGCTCTCCTTTTGGCCAGTTGAATCCGTAGCCTTGAAAGGCAATAGCCCAACTGTCACGCATAGACATTCCTGAACCGCGTAGGCTTGCGTAGATGTAATAGCGAGGGTCTTTCATCTTGAGAGACTTCGCCTTCTTATACGTATCGACGGATAATGTGTATCCTTTTGTTTCTTCAATCATAGTCTTATTTCTTTTTATTATCCTTGAATGCAAATAAAGTGTAACAACAACACGAAACATGGAACGGTGGATATGGGTCTTTGAAAGAATGAAGACCTGCGTCGGCTTCATTTTGGCAGATTTCGCACGGATAACTGCTTCCTCTCTTGACGTAGAACCCGATAGCCTTGTTCTCCTGCCCATACTCCTGCTCTGCCTGTCCCCACGCCAAAGCTATCACCTGTGAAGCGTTTCTTACGATGTTCTGATAGGCGTTCTTGTAGTATCCCTTTCCGTAAGAAGGAACATCGATGTTAATGTCCTTTCTCTTCGCCTTGGTGATGACTGATGTGTGATATGGGTCTTTATAGCCTGTGCGGATGGAAGACAGGAGCTGCTGGTCTGAATATCCCATCAAGGTTCCTGCCTTGATCATCCTTACAATATCTTCAGCAAAGTTTCCGAGATAGACGGCGTTTCTTTCGGATGTCGTCTTTCCGTAGATGTCGCTGACGAGAAATGATTCTATATTCTCGCTGTCAATCCCGAGAATCTTGCATGAAGCCTTAGAATAAGCAGAGATGTAGCTATTGATACTCTCCTCTGCCTCAGCAGTAATATTCTTGGCGTAAGAGAGCAGGGCTGACTCGTTTGTGAGCCTGCCCGCACCTCTGTATCGCTTACTTGCGGTAATTACCTTCTGTGTCGATTTCCAGAGAATTTCTGCAACATGGTCCTCGCAGTTTCGGATTGCCTGCAAGCGTTTTCTACTGTAATCGACAGAACGTTTTAATTCATCCATAGGCTATTAATGAGTTTGATTGTAGTGCTTCCAGTTATTCTTGTCGTCCACGTCATTGTTGCGATTTTCGTCCCATTTCTTGCCGCTGCGATTCGGCCTCCCTGCCTTGCGGCCACCTCCGGTGTTTATATCGTTACCACCCTGCTGTTTGTTGATTCGCGCTGTAGCTTTCTCCTGCTCAATGGCGTTCTCTGTTTCGTTATCGGCACGTTGCATATCCATGAGGAGGTCCTGCTGGTCTTCCTCCTTCTTCTCTCGCATGATACGCTCATACTCGGCAGTCTTAGGGAAGTCAGGACAACGTTCTGAAGCCGTCTGCTTTGAAAGGAATCCGTTCTGAACCGCGGTTGCGATATTTGTAATTTGTTCAGTTTTGTTACTATGAACATACGGACTTATCCACGCGTTGATTGGAAGCCCAGACATTGTAGCGACGCAGTTTTCATCAGTACCGATACCGAACTGACAGATACGGAGAATCTTATCCAGGAATGGCTGTAACTCCTGTGCGTCGTTCATTGCAACCTCCAGCGCAGGAGAATAGAGAAGCTTGATGGCTACACCTGGGAGGTCTCCGGACTTCAACTCAGGCGGCTTTACCGTGAATGAAAGTTCGTAGATGAGGTCGTACGACTTATTGAGCTGTGTAGCGAAAGCATCTGAGGCATCCGTGCCATTCAGGAACTCAGCCTTGCCGTTAGTGTCCGTAATCATGATTGTCTTCGCTGAGCCGGTCATATCGTCGCCGGTTATAGAGATGTCCTCACCATCGCCAGTGAGCGTAAGGATTGGGAAAGCGTACGCCTTATTGTTCTCGCAGAGATACGAGAATGCCTCCTCGTAGTCCTCGATATTCTTCTGAACCATAAACCAGCAAGGTCCGTTGTCATTGCGGGCATAGGCTACAGGTACGAACTGAAAGCCGTGGTCCTTCTCTTCAATGAGTGTGTAGTCGTCAATTCCGAAAATCCTTGCAATCTTCGTTATTGCCTCTTTCACCTTTCCTGACTTGACAGCCTTCTTGAAGCGGTAGAACTTCCGGTTATCCCAAGCCTCGACATATTCGGTTTTCTCGTTGCCCTCATCGTCGTAGTCGTAGTACTTCCTGGCAAAGCACAGGAGGTCGCCTGTGAGCGAATCGACGTGAGGGTACAGGATGTCTCCTCGATCATAAGAGAGTGTTCGTGTGCAGAATTTCTTCTTTTCATCGAAGAAACCGACGATTGCACATTCTGCGACCTTCAGATATGCACTTACAGCTTCGAAGAAGCGAATCTCCATATCGTGCATAAGCCAGCCCTTCTTGAATACATCGAGGGTCTTCTGATTTTCCTCAACCTTCTTTTCGTCTTCGTAGTCATCACCATCAGCAAGCTCGAACTGAACATCGTTGCCTGTCAAGTGCAGCAAATGCTTCGTGTGGATGAGCTGCTGGAACGCAAAGGCCGTGCGTTGAATCTTCTGACAGTACCACCTGTTATTCTCAGGGTTCAGCTTCCAGATGTCCGGGTATTCCGTCTCGTCCATTATTCTGTGTGCAGATGGATAGTACTCACGCAGGAAGTCTGCCTGCGTCTTGATTCGGCGATACATGGTGTCGTCTGGCATCGTTCCGTCGTAATAGTCAGGAACGACATCGCTTACAGTCGAGTGATTCATGTACCCCGCAGGAGTAAGCTCGTAGAACGGCTTTCTTACGAGCAGTTCCCTTACATTATTTACCTTGATAGCCTCCATAATCCTTTTACCTTTTTATGTTTCTTTTTTGTTAAACTGAATATCATTACGTAGAACCAAGACTCAAAGAAGTCAGGCGAGTGACCTACATACTTCTTGGCAATCTTCTTAGGCAATAGCTTGAATCCCCTATCGTCGCTATTCTCATCACGTCGGAGCATCTTGCGCTCCTTTTGGAGAATTTGTCTGAGGGGAACCTTGTCGAATCCGTTTCCTGAATACTTCCTTTCAAGAAGGGATGAGTCAATGGAAATTTGCTTCTCTTTTATCATCTTGTAGAACAGCCATGCGCACTGGGATTTCAAGTCTTTGTAGAGGTATTTAATACCTACTTCTTCCTGATGATTCTGAGGAATAGGCGCTGCCTGGTTGTTGAATGGGATGGCATTCTTGAAGAATCCCTTGAAATACTGACCGATACCCTGCATATCGTAAGTGAAGTTGCATTCATGGACACCCCACTCTCTCAGCTTAGCCTCAACTACCGAAACGAGAGTCTTTGGGTCCAGCCTCAGCACAACCAAGTCCTTACAATGCCATCCTTCCCAAAGCCACATCACGAAGTTATCGCCGCCAGTGAACGCAATATCGGCAGAAGCTCTTCGTATTCCATCTCCTATCTGTTCTGCATTGTCGTAGATTTCATCAAGGTCTTCCATCTTGATCATGTCATCACCGGCGGCCTTCCAGTTCCAGTTGGCTTCCAGGTCTCGCATACGCTGTTCCTCATCCTGCTGGGCAAGGTTGGCCAAATATGACACGTCGGTGGACATAAGCTTGATATTCTCTGAGAGGTCGGCACGTATGAACGTGGCAGACTTGATGAACATTTCGAGCTTTGTGTATCCAAGTTCCTCGTAGCTGTCCTTCCAGAGGCTATCGATGATGCCCTTGCACTGCTCGTACACCTCTTCTCTCGTGTTGCCCCAGTAGATTGAGTCAGGCGTATCGCCGTCCATGAAGCAGTATCGTATAACTCCGTCACGTTCCGGTATGATGTATCCGTTCTCGTCAACCCACCAGTCGATGAACTTTCTTACCCATGATTCCGGGTCCGGGTTACAGGTAATCCAGAAGCGGTTTCGGATATGTGCTGCATTTCGGTTATTTGTCAAGAGGTATTTGAATTTCTTGTATGGGCACTGGGTACCCTCATCGATGCAGATGTATGCATACTGCCGTCCCTGGAATCGTGTTTTGAAGTCCTGATAGGCTCCAGCATAGTACGAGAATTTGAGCCATCCTCCGTTATCGAAGTTCCAGGTCATGTCATTTTGCGACTTATTGTAAGTTCCAAATTGGGAGAACAATTTATAAGAGTCTGTCACCAAGGACTGCAAGTCGTCTTTTTCGTTACGAAGAATTGTTGCATGAAAATCTGGATTTTTGATATCCTTCAGAACTTCCATTAGGGATGAGAAGGACTTTGAGCCACCTCGCGAGCCGCCAACTATCTTAATATCTGCGTCGATAGACAGCATACGTTCCTGGCCGCCACGCTGAGCTATAATCTTCAGCTTGTCGGGATGCTTCTTGTCGGTATCTCTTAATGATTGGATATACTCTTGGGTGTAAATAGGCTCTCCGTTATCCAATTTTAATCCTGAAAATATATCTTTTTGCATAAAAATACAATTTATATTGCAAAAATATGAAAAAATATTTGGAAAATTGCATAAATATACGTATTTTTGTGTTACGAAATATATATTTATACACTTTTAAGATGGAGGAAACATTTTAAAAGTAACAATTTTAACAAGAACCGATATGACAAGAGAGGAACTCTTAGCATTAGTGAACAAGGAGGTTGACACCACCAAGTTCAAAGAACTTAGCCAAAAGACCATCAATGAGGAACTTGATGATGTTTTGGAAGACATCGGTGATAACGATAGTGTTGACAACAAGGTTATCACCAAGTTAGCAAACCGTCTGAAGCGCATCAACGGAAACTTGCACAAGAATATCTCTGACGAGGTAAAGAAGAGCAAGGAGGAAGCTGAACGCAAGAAGAAGGAAGAGGAAGAGGAGCGCAAGCGTAAGGAGGCTGACAAGGATGACGATCCTGATGGAAAATACTCCAAGCTGCTTGAGAAACTCGAAGCTCTCGAAAAGGCTAACGCAGAAAGAGACAAGAAGGCTGCAAGGAAGGCAACCATCGAGTCAGTAAAGGCAGGCTTGAAGGATAAGTTCGACAAGGCAAACCTTGAAATGAAGAACTATTTTCTCAATGCTGCAATCGCAAAGCTGGAGATTCCGGACGAAGATGCCGACATCGACGACCTGGTTTCTAAGGCTGAAAAAATCTACACCGCAGAGTACAAGGAAGCTACCGGTGAAAACGGTATTCCTGCAAAAGGCAGTCGCACGTCTAGCGGAGGCACGTCCACAGATGATGACAAGTTTATGGAAGAAGTGGCCGAGCGTCGAAAGAAGAGATTCGGCGGTGGAGACAAGAAGTAATTTCAGGATAACAATTAAAAAAAGGTAAAAAGATTATGGACAACACTTCTATTTCCTACATGGAACAGATGGGTACGCGTGGTATGCTGAACCACGGTGCGACCATCATTCAGACAGAAGGTAAGGTCGGTGGAACCAGATACGTGTTCGCCGGTCTTGAGGCACTTATCAAGAATGCCTTCGTTCATCCGCCTATTGGTGGCAAGCTCGTTAACCCATTCAAGGGTCCGGCTAAGATTTATGCCGGTGACTTGATCGAGCACGACCTTGGTTTTACAGCTGGCAACGACGGCCCTGGCGCAACATTCAAGATTCTGAAGGCTTACGGTGTAGCAAAGGCTACAACCGCTGAGACCGATACAGAAATCTACATCGTTCGCAACGGATTCGTTCACATTCCATTCCCAGGCGACAACATCATGATCGGCCAGAAGGACTTCAAGACTAAGGCAAAGGGTGTGACTGTTTCTGCCGTTGAGGCTACGACTGACGATACCGCAGGTGATGTTTGGAAACTTACACTATCTGCTGCTCTCGGCGCATTGAAGGTCGGTGACGTATTGGTTGAGGCTGCTAGCGCAGGTGCTTCGGTATTGCCGATGGTGACTAACCCTAACTGCTTCGCTCCGAGCGACAACGATTTTCCTTATTTCAATGCCGGCGGAGACAAGTATCATCAGCCTCGCAACAACAACAACTTCTGTATGTTGAATCCAGACTGCGTTATGTGGCTTGACCGAATGGGTCCTGTTCCTCCTGCTGTTAAGGCGATGAACAAGTCACTCTACCCAGAGTTCTGGCATATTTAATCTTATTGTCTAACGTAAAAAGATTGATTCAGGATTATGGCAAAAATTGATATTGGTGTCGAACAGCTTGCGAAGTTCTTCACTGGTAAGGGCAACAACACTTACCTTCAGAAGTTCGTCAATCGTGACGGCGTATTACGCTGTAACCACGGCTGGTATATGACACAGGGTGACATTGATCCAGATCTCACCCCTACATCTAGCAATGGTGATGCAACCTTCAAGGTTCGTCTTCGTAAATTGGACCCTGCAACCTTGATGAACCTCCGTGCTCCTCTCGGCGAGGGCTATCAGAACGACCACGAGGGTATTGAGTGGTATACCGCTTCAATCCCAGACTTCGCTGCTGACGGTTTCCGTGAGACGGCGACAGAGCGTTACCACAAGATGAAGCTTCTCCAGGACGAGTTCGGCAACGACGCTGACCTGGTTGATGCTTACCTCGACAAGGTACAGGTATTATACGACTCACTCGACATGACTATGACCTACATGTCAGCCCAGTTGAGTTCGACCGGTTTCATCGACTACGACAAGATTGGTCGTGGTATCCAGGAGCCTCTGTATGACGCAAAGGTTCCAAAGGAGAACTTCAAAAAGGCGGGTGCGCTTGCGTGGAACGATGCAAATTGCGACTTGCTTGAGCAGATGCGTAAATTTGAGGAGGATTGGCGCAACAGCCATATTGAGTACCGCAGCATACCTCTCGTATGGCAGATGACCAAGAACGACTACAATAACGTGTTCTTGAAGAACAAGCAGATTGCCGAGTTGTACAAGAGCTGGGCGAACGCTAACTTTGTGGCAGTCTTGCAGAACTACGGTCCAAACAACGCAATGTTCCTGAAGTCTGTTGTTGACCTCAATGGTCTTTCTTCTATCGAGATTGTTGATGAGGTTGAGCACAATAAGCGCTTCGACGGTACGGTTACAGAGATTCATGGTTGGGCAGACGGAACAGTTGTTCTTCGTCCTGCTGGCAAGCCTTTGCGTTTCATGCGTAAGGAGATCCTTGACAAGCGTATCTTTGACACCCTTGGCAACAAGCTCATTGATGTGGCTTGGGCGCAGACCAACAACAAGCTTGGCTTGCTGCGTAACATGATTACCGCGAACGGTCTCTACCAGGAGTTCAAAACAGACTTGTTCCTCGCTTCTGTTCCTGCTATGCTCGATTCTCCTTACCGTTGGATTATCGACATTACCAAGAAGGGTTAATTTCTTAACGTAACTAGATTGTATGACTATGGATTCGGAGATGAACATTTACACTGTGAACGACTACCTTATTAATAAGGTGAAGTTCGAGATGCCGATGAAGGCTCTGCTGGGCATCATGCACGACAGGGAACTTGAAAACGGCATCGACCTCGAAGCCTGCGACAAGGACAAGGTGAGACTTGCCTATGCCGACATGCTGAAATGGTTTGTTCTTGGTCCGAGCAAGGTGAACAACACCTCCGATTCCGATAACGGATGGACTCATTCGGGAGGTGGCTATGACATGTCGGACAACGACAGGAGCGAGATGAAGGCAGAGGCTAACGCTATCTATGCGGAGCTGGAACCCGATTCTATGCTCAAGAAGAAGTCCACCTTCCGGGTGACCTCCCACGGAGTAAAGAGGGCGAATTGTTCTCCTTGGGGAGAACCTCTCCCTCACATTATCAAATAAGGCGTATGGAAAAGGAAAACATCAGAAACCCAAGATACCCTCACATCATCAAGATCGTGAGGAAGGTCGTCGGAAAAGCCGACCCTGATGACCCGTTTGCCGATAATGATGCTCCAGTTGGTGAAGACAAGGAAATCATTCTCTACTATGGCGAAGGCCGCAGTTATACTGACACTACCACCGAAGGAGATAAGTATGTTGACCAGAACAAGAGGAAGGCTTCGATTCCCGTCAGATATGACGAATGGGTTGCCGGAAAATGTCCTCTTGATGGCGACACCATCTACTCCACTGTAGGTAACAACACTGAAGTAGGTATGGTCAAGGACTGCGAACCTGATAATAATAGGACTGTTATTTATTGGGATTTTACAAGGGTTTAGGTTATGGCAAGTTTATCGGAACAATTCTTGGATATTGATAAGAAAATCCGTCAGATGGCTGTACAGAAGATGCAGCAGAAGATGGAGCACGCGGCTGAAATGACAATGAAAGCTGCGGATAAGTCTCGTGACTACAACGACGTTACTGGTAACTTGTATAAATCAACTGCCATAGGTACATACTATAACGGCTCTATACAGTCAATCCATTACGCTCCAGGTCCAGAGCCAACAAGACCTACCCTTGCAGCTGGAGAGCGGTACAACCTCGACAGGTATTATCGAAGCTCTTTTTCGTTTAAGGATAGCGGACGGAAACCTTATAGAGGCGAATACGGAGAAGGTGGCGAAAACGGTTCAAACGCTGCGTGGGATGAACTCGTTTCAAGAGAACACAACAAAGGAAGGTATGATGCCACATGGCAGATGCTTCTTGTTGCAGGAGTAGATTACGCTAAGTATGTTGAGGTAAAGAAGGGTCACGATGTGATTTCTTCTCTTAGGGAATATTTGATTAGATACTTTAAAAAGATATAACTATGATAAGTATTAAGGATCTGTATTTTGATGTAGGCAATGCCGTTAAGGGAATCTGTGACATGGTTTATGCCAGAAACAGACCAAAGTCTGTGGAAGACAGACCGAACAGCTATATTGTAGTATTCTTTCCTGCGAGTATCTATAATAACGAGATGAATGACGACGGCTCTTATAATGATTATACGACTATTGCCCAGATAGAAGTGTACATAAGAGACAAGTCGTCGTCAAAAAATCCAAACAGTTTTAACGTTTCAGAAGCTGACGAAAAAGTAAGAGCTGTTCTTGGGAAGTTCCCTATCTCTACAAAAAACATACTCGTAACAAGCCCACAAATCACTCTGCAAACTGACGACGGAGACGGTTTCTCTGTTACAATCATACAGGGAAGGTTACGAACCAAATAAGTATTCAGGTATAACAATTTAAAATATTTTAGATTATGGCAATGACAACTATTGACAAGATGAAGGACATTTTCAATGGTCCTAAGACTCTGCTCTACTCAAAGTTGATTACCGATTTGAGTAAGGCTACAGTTGACATCACTCCAGATGTTGAGCTCCCAGTTACTGTTGACTCTCTGAAGGCGACAATGGATGACCCAACCGTAAACCACTACAAGGTTATCGGTCTTGCTGGTGACTGGGCTACTACCGCAGAGCTCGGCGACTTCAACGTAGAGTTCGTTGTTCCTTCAAAGGCAAAGGACTTGCTGACCATTATGTTCGGTGAGGATGCTATCACAGAGCTGACCAAGGTTACTCTGAAGGGTACAGGTGACGCTACTCTCGACGCTACTACCGGCTTTACAGGTATCGCTGTTGAGCCTAAGAAGTTCAAGATCAAGGGTACTATCGTTATTGTTGACGACGAGAAGGAGAACCTTATGGTTATTACCAACATCGCTCTCTACGCTACCTTGCAGTGGGATAACTCTGGTACTGAGCCTGTTGCGTTTAAGTTCTCAGGTTCTATCGAGGGTGCAGGTAAGCGCAGTATCGCTTGGCTTACCAAGGCTCCAGCTGCTGGTGAACCAGGCATTGGCGGTTAATCAAGTAAAGGCTTCTTTAGGTAATTAGATTCAGGATAACAAACCGTTGGGCGGCAGGCTTATGATAACAGCCGTGCCGCCCTTCTTCATTTAATAGCATACAATCATGGCAGAAGAAAAGAAAATAGAGCAGCCTTCAGTGGACTTGCAGGAGTTACTCGACAGCGTACTGCACGACGAGCCTACCGAGTTCGTGTTCAGAGGAAAGAAGCACAAGCTCGGTTGGCTTCGCAAGGGAACCATGAGTAGGTGTTCCCACATCAGGGCAAAGGAGAAGAACGAATGGAAGCGCAACGTAAAGATTTGTGTCTGCATTCTCCTCAACAACATCTGGAAGATACGATTCCTGTATTGGATCTACTGGCGCTGGCTCTACTACATCAAGGATGTGGATGTGGCCGAGGTTCTGAGAGTCCTCGCTGTTTCTAAAAAAAAAATTCCATCGAACGCATTCTCACTGGCTACCATATTAGCGACCGGGATGACGGACGTTATGATGACGATGACGAGGAGCGAAGCAAAAGCTATCCAAGCAGAACCAGCTGGGGAGCAGCATTCTCTTTAGCTGAGAAGTTCGGTTTCCTCTTTCAGCGTAAGTACTTCATCGCAGCATACGACTACTGGTGGGGCTATTCATCGGCGCAGATTGACCTCATGGTTGCAGACCAGCCTCTTGTCGTCTATCCAAAGACCAAGAAGGAAGGCGGTCCGAAGAAGCATACCAAGAAGGAGATGGATGACCTCTACGACAGGTGGATGGAGAAAAAGAAGAAAGGAGGAAGCCTCATCGGTAAGAATATAAGTCTTGCTGATTACTTAAACAATAAACTCTAATTTTAAAATATTCAGGATATGGCAGGTGGAAATTTAGGTGATTTGTGGTTCCAGCTTGGTGTGAAGGATAATACATCTAAGGAACTTCAAAAAATCATCGACAAGCTTAAGACAGGAGACGACGCTGCAAACTCACTTCTTCGTGCTCTCCAGGGATTCGGAACGAAAAAGTCTGGATTTAAGGAGCAAGCGGAAAAAGCCAAAGAGTTTGCCGATGTTCTCAATGAGATAAATAGAAGGATTTCCAAACTCAAAAAAAACGACAAGAGCGATGAAGCTAAAGATTTGCAGATGGCGGTAAAAAACGCCCTCTCCTATCTCGATATGCTACAGAGAATCAACATAGAACGCAGTAAGATTTCGGAGTTGCGTTCACTTAACCCAAACGTTGATACCTCGAAGCTTAAGGAGGCAGAGTTGATGCTTGAGAATGTCAATAATCAGCTTTATAGATTACAGAATAAAGCGCAGGGCGGCGGAGGTGGCGGCGTAGACTATGCAAACGTTTTACAAGACTATGCTAAGGTCCTCCAGATGACGTTCCGTGATGTAAAGCAGATTACCGATCAATTCAAAAAAGAAAACCCTTTATCTGCATTTTCGGGCGGAGCTGCAAAGGTTGAGGCTGATATATCAAGAGTAACTGAAAAGCTTGCCAAAATGCGAGACCTCATGGCAGAGGGTGCGTTAAAGGGTTACAATACCAACATGCTTGGTGGAAGTATCACTGAGCTTGACAAGATTCTTGCCCGATTGCAGTCTGCATCTGGCAACAAATCAATCCTCACTGATGCTGCGCAGATGAAGAACCTTCTTTCCGATGTTGCTGTAGAGATGACAAAAGCAACCGCTGCAACCCAGGCATACGGGCGAGAAAAAGGAAAGGCCATCGCAGTAGAGAGGGAGTTTGCCTCGGCAGCTAAGTTGAGTGCAAAAGACAATGAAGCGGAATTAAAGGCTCAATCTGATTATATAAAGAGGTATATGGTTCTCGTTGAGAAGAAGCGTGAGATTGCAGAGAAGGCGGGTATATCTCCGTTCTTCAAGAACGACCAGGGCCTGAAGAATACCAAGGCAGAGATAGATACCTTGCTTACAAGACTCGGGAAGGTCAGAGAGGACATTACCCTGTACCAGCACGCTATCGGAACCGGTACGAAGGAAGGCATTTCATTCGGACAGCAGGGCTTGAAGGAAGCCAACGCTGAAGCGGAGAAACTGATGGGTACAATAACAGCTCTTCAGAACGTTTACGATACTCTCCGTGTCAGCCAGGCAAATGTCAAGGATCTTATAGGCCAGACTCCTCAGAAGCAGAGACAGGACGACATTCAGAAAAGAATGTCTGAATATTACTCTAATCTCGAAAAGACTTCTAAAGAGAAGGAAGCTCAGGCTACAAGAGATGCTGCTAAGGCAAAGCGTGAAGACATTGCAGCAGAGAAGCAGAGACAGAACGAGTTAAAGAACACTGAACGTCGATACGACTCTATTGGTAATAAAGTCCGTCAGCTTCATTCAGAATACAGCAGGGGTATCTCTATCGGCGCAGATGTAAGCAAGGCAGAAGATGAGATTAAAAGGCTCATTTCTATAATGAGACACCTTGGTGCTATCCGAGATAGTCTTAGTTCTGGGTATTATTGGAGATCAACTCTTGGTGAACTTGGTAACATTGGTAGCGGCCACGATACTACATTGGCGTCAAGAGTTCTTCAAGACCAAAAGGCAGTAAACCGGGAAGTGCAAAGAGGTATTGAGCTCGAACAGAAGCGTCAGCAGGAGATCGCCCAGACGGCTGCAAAGGTTCAGTCTCAGTTGGTTCGTGGCTTCGAGAGAGCCAACAGCCATGCAGGAAAGCTGAATTCAACCGTACAGGACTTGAAGTCACTTTTCTTGCAGGGAGGTCTTGTGTTCGGCGCTCAGCAGTTCGCTATGAGCATCATCACTACTGGTGGTGAGATGGAGAAGCAGCATATTGCTCTCCAATCCATCCTTGGTGATATGCAGAATGCGAACACTATGTTTAACCAGATTAAGGAACTCGCTCTTAATTCGCCATTTACGTTCTCTGAGTTGAACCGAGACGTTAAGCAGTTGGCCGCGTATGGAGTTGAATATGACCAACTCTACGATACGACAAAGAGGCTTGCGGATATGTCTTCCGGCCTTGGTGTTAGCTTCGACCGTATCGCATTGGCGTTTGGACAGGTCCAGGCTCGTGGTTGGCTCGATGGTAAGGAGCTTCGCCAGATTGCGTACGCAGGTATTCCTCTGCTTAATAAACTTTCAGAGTTTTACTCTAAGCAAGAGGGTCGAAATGTCTCTACGTCAGAGATTAAGACTCGTATATCGAACCGAGAGGTTAGCTTCGATGATGTGAAGTCTATCTTCTGGCAGATGACTGATGCAGGTGGCCAGTTCTATAACATGCAGCAGGTTCTGAGTGAGACTTTGCTCGGACGATATAACAAGCTGAAAGACGCTTGGGAAATTATGCTTGCCGAGTTTGCGAGCGGAGAAAGCCTCGTTGGTAAGTTTTTCAAGACTGCCATCGAAGGAGCTACAACACTCGTTCAATCTCTGCATTCTTTGGCGCTTCCTGCTGGAACTATATTGGCTGGTTATGGACTGAAAAAGATGCTTGCAGGAGGCGTAGCTTCTAATTTTCTCTCTAACAAAGCCAGTGTAGCTGCCGACATTCAGAAAAGAGTCCTGATGGGTCAGCAGATTTCTCAGGTAGAACAAAGGATTCTGGTTACTAAAAACCAGATTACTGGAGCTGACCTGAGAGCGTTGGCTAATGCAAGGGCATTAACTACAGAGAAGCTCAATCAGTTGAGGTTATCCGGAAAAATCACGGCAGAGCAGTATAATATTTACAGAGGTATTGTTCTGAGACAAAAAGGAGAAAAGACGGTACGTATGCAGATGTTGCGTGCATTGGCGACAATGCGCTCTATGTCTCTTGCTACCACTTTTTCATCTGTAAAGAATGTGTGGACAGCATTCCAGACATCGGCTTTGGCTGCATTTAGAATTATAGGTACAGGAGCTAAGACTCTTGCAGCTGAAATCTGGTCAGCTATAGGAGGTTTACCTGGCCTTATCATTACTGCCGTTACTTTTGGTGTCATGCACGCCATTAGCGAATATCAGGAACTCAGTCAAAAGATTAAGCAGACGCAAGACGAAATAGCCGACAAGAACAAGCAGATAAGAGATTTTCTCCGTGATAACAACGTGAATATCGCAATATCCGGTGGCGACACAAAGGAGATTGACAATATGATTGATAGCTACAAGGAAAAGTTGAAAGAGCTTGCCCCTTATAGTTACAAGAATATGCTGATGACGGCAGACGAAAAGAAAAGTCACGCTGATCGTCTTAAGTATCTTGAGCAAGAGATTAAGCTGCTAAAAGAAGCCAATGATATTGCTAACTCAAAGCTTAGTAGCAGATATTACTACTCTGATTTGAGTGATACGACCGAAGAAGTAGTTGACGCATTCAAGAAGAGAGAAGATATGCGTATTGCAGCTATGGCCGCTGGTGCATCATCTGGCGATAAGACGCTATATCTTGACGAAAAGGCGTTTGGAAACTATATTGAAAAACTCAAAGATGAACTTGCAAGAAAGTTTGGAGATATAGGGAAAGACGAGCGTATGCGTGAGGCTGCGATGCAAGCAATGAGCGGTATATTCTCATCAATGGGTGTTCCAGAGGACAAGGCTGATATTATCAGAACGTCCATCTTACAAGCATTTGGATGCGGAGACAAGAGCGCATGGTTGCAGACAGAGGTGTCTAATAGCATGATTGCTTTGATTGATAAGTCTTTCCCTATGATTGGAGAGAAGATTAGGGCAAGTGTACCTCTTAACGATGCAGAAAAAGCAAAGGTAAGGGAGCTGATGAATGATGCCAAGAACGGTCTCATCAGACAATACCCGGAGCTTGAACGTACTCTTCAGAATATGCTTGCTGCATCAAACTTCCAGGCTGTCATCAAACTTGTCATTGATGGTGGGGATAAGTTGAATGACTTACAGAGTGAGCTGGTTAAAAGAATTCCTGGCAAGTATAGTGGACTGATGATGAGCGACATCTCTGGCCAATATAAGACGTACGCCGAAAGATGGGGAAAAGAGAATAGCTGGTACTCTGCAAGAAACGCAGCTAACGAGGATATCACAAAGGCATTAAATGAATACAAGTCAGCAAAGAAGTCTAACGCAAAGAATGTCAAGGAACTTTATACGAAATGGCAGACCGTTAAACAAGCAGCACTTGATCTTCTTAATTACGACTTTGATGGCGAATATAAAAAGTCAAACAAAATTCCGAAAGGAAAGAAGAATACTCATGTCAATCAGGAGGACAAAGAGCTTGAAACTTTAAGGAAGCGTATCGACCTTTACAAAAAATTCTATTCTGAACTTGAAAAGTACAGAAAGATTTATGGAGATGAAGGAGCTATGATACAGATGAGGAAAGACAAAGAGTTCAAGAATTCTGTATTATCATGGAAGCTTTCTGACCCAGGGACCTACGAGTCTTCTATCAGAGAACTTATGAATCGTTTGCCATCATCAACCCAGAAAAGAAGGGAATACAAGGAGAGTCAACTGGCCGACATTCATGCCAAGAACAGAAGTATCGAGGAAGAGCGCATAAGGGAAACCAATAATATGTTGTCAAAGCGGCTCAATATTATCTCAGAACAATACAAAACTTACAAGAAAATATATGAGCTGACAGGTAATAGCAAGGGCGCTTCTATGCTTGCTTTTGGCTATGTGCAATCTGGAACGTATCAGGACTACCTGAAAGAACAGATGAAGTGGGCGGTCAAAGAACATAATGAAAGAACAGGGCAAAGCCTCAGTGCTGACGATGTTCTTAAAATGAACGAAAGCGACTTTAATAAGCATATCGGTAGCGAAAGTGAGAATGCCTCTGTTATTTACAAGGAGTGGGTGGAAGAAACTGCCCGTATCAAGCAAGAGACCATCGACCTGCTGGCTAACCTTGTCGAAAAGAATGCCACTATCGACCAACAGATAGAGGATGAAAACCGCAAATACGAGAGGCAACTTGAACTCATTAAGGGTATCAAAGATGCCGGTATGCGTGATAGAGCAACAGAAGGTGCGGAAAAGACGCATAACGAAAATCTTGCTAAACTTGAGTTTGAAAAGTTCAAGCAGGAGTCTGACTGGGTTACCATTTTCGACGACCTTGACAGGGTATCTTCTTCAACCATTAACTCTATGATTGAGAAGATTGATGGTTTCTCAAAGACAACTGGTCTTTCCGTAGAGGTTGTTAAGCAGTTAAGGGATGCTCTTGGTAAACTGAGAGATGAGCAAATTGACCGCAATCCTATCAAAGGTATCGTTGGTGGTATGCAGCGAGGAAATGCTATAGGTAGTTTCATTGGTAGTCGTTTCCGTAAGGGTATGGATATTTCCACTACCACCTACGTAGGTTCCAGCGATGCAAAAAAAATGGGTATCAAAGAAGGAAACTACACAAAGGGACAGCTTGAAAACGAGAAAAAAGGCGCATACGACGACGCAAACAAGGGTGTCTCGAAGCTTACTGACAAGTTCAAGGCTTTACAAGATTGCCTGAGTCCTGTTATTAGTTTATTCGAGGTTCTTGGCGAGGAGGACTCTTTTCTTGGTCAGGCGACAAATATGGCGAGTGGTGCTTTTGGAGCAGCAGCGCAGGTATCTGGAGGCTTGAATGCTCTTGGCCTTGGAAGTATTGGTCCTTATGGAGCGGCAGCCGGTGCGGCGTTGAGTGTGGTTACGTCTTTATTTGCCATGCACGACAAGGCCCTACAGAAAGAGATTGAGGCTTCGGAGGAACGCCAGAAGGAACTTGACAACATGACCAAGAATGTCAAGAGTATCATTGAAGATGCGCTTGGCGGAATTTACTCGTACAAGGAGAGGTCGGACACAAAGAGTACCATCAGCAAGATTACCTCTAATTACGAACTCGCCGATGCATGGAAAAAAACAGGAATCGGAAAGAGTCTTCCTTTCTTAGTGAAGAGTGTTTATTCCAAAGAAACATACGAGGCCGCAAAGGAAGCCCAATCCAAACCGGGCAGCGCATACCACGCAGAGCTCGCTTCATTAAAAGCTCAGAAGGACGAGTTGCAAAGCCAACGAAATTCTGAAAACGAGAAGAAAAAGAAGGATAATTCAAAGATTGCTGACTACGATCAGCAGATTAAAGAAATGGAACTTCAGATTGATTCCTTTGCGAAGGACTTCCTAAAGGATATATATTCTATTGACTTTAAGAGCTGGGCGAGTGAGCTTACAGATGCAGTAGTAGGTGCCTGGGAGAAAGGAGAGGATGCTGTTGAGGCTTACAAGGAGAAGGTCAAAGACATGGTTAAGGATGTGACAAAGAACATTGTTACACAGAAAATCATGGAGGCTGCTCTTCAAAAACCGCTTGATTATCTTACTAATATCCTAAAGGACAAAGGAAAACTCGATGAAACCGATATGAACCAGCTGGCTGATCTGTTATATAAAGCTGGCGATGAGGCTATTCCGCAGATAACAGGCATCTTTGAGGCTCTCAAGAAAAGAGGCTTGGATCTCAGGGATAACGGAAGTAGTTCTTCTACCAAGAATTCAATCCAGAGTATTACCGAGGAAACAGCTGATATTCTTGCATCATACCTCAATGCGGTCCGACTTGATGTTTCTGTGATAAGGGAAATGCAGGGTAAGTTCATTCCAGAGATGAGCGAGATTGCAAAATCTCAGCTCACGCAGCTTAACCTTATTGCCCAAAACACCTTGCGCAATGCAGATGCAGCAGAGAGAATCGAGAAAATTTTCATTGAGTATAACGATAACTTCAACAGAGTTATCAATGGTACGAAATCTTTAAAAATGAAATAATTATGTTTGAAAAAAGAAATTTATCAGACAGAATGAAGAACGAGGCGGTTTCACTGGGTCTTTGCGCTCAGTGGACCGCTGAGTGGCACGACAACTCATCCAAGCATGAGATGGTCGAGAAGTTTGTTAAGGGTATTGACTTCTGTATCGGAAAGAACTGGCCTTCGACCAAGGATATGAAGAAGTACTTTGGTGATGTCATTCACGATCATGGTGTGTATGTTGACGAGAACGTTGACCTGCAAAACCCAAAGATTGTCATCCTCAATGGAGAGTGTGTAGCAAACATCAACTATGACTGGATGGATAGCGGTGAGATATATGTAAGACACAACTCTTCACTTTACCTGAAGGTCAAGGGGTTCTCCAGGGTGTTTGTCAATCTGTTAGATGGTGCAGAGCTTCATGTTGAATGTGAAGGTACCGCAAAGTGCTTTGTCTATCAATACGGAGGAACTGTAAAAAAAGCTACCGGACCTGTCAATATCAGGGACAGACACGACTTTAAGTTTAATTAATGCATATTTATGCGTGTATTTCTTGCATATTTATTCTATTTTCCGTATATTTGCAATTATAAAAAGTTGATTTTAGGTATGAAGGATTATTTCAGGATATACATGCAGAAGGAGGGCGATGGGAATGAAGTAAAGGATTCCATCGCCGCCTTTGGTATGTATGTTAGCGAGAACCCGTTTAAACCATGCGATTCCGTCAAAGAACCTTCAAAAAGAGAGTGGAATGACGAACATGGAGACGATGAGTATATCGGACCAGAAGGGCTCTATATGGCGTCGTATGAAACTGATATAAAGTTTCTATTCAAGGGAGACGCTTTTGGTGCAACAGATAAGTGCAAGGCTTTCTTAGACTACCTCAGAAAGTCAGGAATGATGAAAATGTACTGCGAGTTCAATAAAATCGGAAGACAGCATGTAAGGCTAAAGAGCATATCTCCTACTCTGTACAGAGAACCTGGCAATGAGGATTTGCTTGTTCTTTCGATTAAGTTCAAGGTTAATGATCCTGTCACGGAAATCAATCCGCTCAGAGATGCGTCGGGTAATGTTACAAATTTAATATAGCGATTATGGGCGTTTGGAAAATATATCATAAAGACGGCACCATACTTAAGGATGCCAACGGAAACAATATAGACATCCGAAGTCTCGAATATTCGGATGCGTGGATGGGTGAATGTTATCTTACAGTTACGTTCAGGCATGAAACTCCTATTGTTTTTATGATGGGAGACTATATCATTTACAGGAATGAAAAGTTCGTTCTTAATTACGAACCCGGGCAAGATAAGAAAGCAAGATTTAATACTTACGGGGACGGATTTGTCTATGACAGCGTGAAATTCAATTCTCTCCAGAATGAGCTTTCTGATGCGGAATTTTTCGATGTAGTTTTGAACGACAATGAACTCCACTACACTACCCTTCCAAAATTTCAGTTCTATGTAGAAACTCTTGATGATTTGCTTGACAGAATACAGGCAAACCTTAATGAGCAGATTGGAGCTGGAAAATGGAAAATTTTCTCTCGTAACAAGGACAGATCCGAGCAGAGAGGGTGTACTGCCGAGGAATGGAATGAGGCTTATGGAGAAGGAACGGACGATAATGTTATTGATTCGACGTCTATAACGGCTGACACAATGACGTGTTGGGAAGCTCTTGCTCTTGTTAATAGTAAGTGGAATGTCAACTTCATCGTAAGAGGAAGAAATGTCTATGTTGGTACAGCCGGTGTTACGACAGAGCACCTTTTTGAGTACGGCTGTGGCAACGGACTTTACGAGATTAAGCAGAACGCAGATTCTGATCAGAAGGTTATCACGAGACTCAGGGCTTATGGCTCAGAGAAGAACCTTCCTTCTCACTATTATGCGGACCTCGGCGTCAAGTATGTGGCGAATATCACAAAGGTGGTTAATGCAACAACATACGTGGATCTCGACCTTGATATTGATTACATTGAGACATATTTCAAGAATCCGAGAAAGTATATTGTTTCTGGAGAAACTGGCGAGCAGTCTTCCGGTTGGGTACTTAAGGTTACATTTGATTTCAAGACTGAGATTACCGGTTATATAACACAGGCATACGACTCTAAAAAATGTAGATTCTATTCTGAGCTGAAGGGAACACAGAGTAACACCGGAGATGAGGAATCAAAGGAGAAGCTTGATGTGTTTATTGCGCAGGTTAAGGCAGGAAACACGAAGATGTATATCACATCGGGTCTCAATAAGAAAAATATTCCTTCGTCCATGAAGGAATATGCAGAGAATCTCCCGAACAACATGTCAATCAACAGGCTTATGCTGCCTGGATTTCCTCACGTATCGCTGAGTGACTTCTATGATTCGCTCACGGATGAAGAGAAGAAGTATGTGAACCCTACCGGGAAGCAACACAGATTCTCTACTGACCCGCATAGGCCATACATTGATTCCGTAAACATCGAACAGATAGGCCTTCATTCGGCATCGCAGTTCTTCGATACCGATAATAAGACAAATGGAATCATCGAAATCTACCCTACCATTGAAGAAATGGTTATCGGTGGTGTGCGTGTTGATGAGATTGATGAGGGTGTTGCTCCTGATGATGATGGCAGATTCAATAAGAACGTTGACATCTATCTCAGTAAAGCTGTCGATTTCGATATAAACGACTTGAAGGACGATGATTTCTCAATCTCTATGAAAGATGGTATGTGTGGCGGTCGTACATTCAAGGTAGCATCCTCAACCAAGGTTGATGGGAGATGGAGGCTCACTATAGAGAGAATCAAGGATGATGCTCTTGAGCTTTGGTTCCCATACAAGGACTATCCTATCAGAAAAGGCGACCATTTCGTCCTTACTGGTATCACGCTTCCTGATTCGTATGTCAATGCTGCGTCTCTAAAGCTTCTTAAGCACGCAATCGCTATTCTCGAAAAGAACGACTACACAAGATACGTCTATCAGCCAAAGGTGGATGAGATTTTCATGGCAAGACAGCATGACGCAGCCATGGCTGATGAAACGGGAGCAATTAAAAGTCTGCATGACACCTTGAAGGCAGGTGATCTGATGGATTTTAGAGATGACGACCTGAATATTAGCGGCACAATTACCATAGACCAGCTCAACATCAAAGAGCAGGATGGAAAAATCCCTACTTATGAGATTACTCTTAGAGAGGATAAGGAGGTTGGAACTATCCAGAAAATCCAGCAGCAGATAACATCTCTTGAGAACGGAAACGGCGGTTCAGGAGGTGGCGGTGGAATCACATTGGCGCAAGTTAAGGGACAGGTGGCTACTGAGGGAAGAAAGTTTTTCGTTTCCAAGCTGTTTGATGATGTAGTAAAAGGATTGATTACTTTTGAACAGGGTATTAAGTTGGGTGCAGGAACTCTGTGGAAGATTACTTTGGATGGAGTAGCTTACCTTAAGCAGCTGAACATAGACAGAGATGTAGTAGTTAAAGGTAGCACGAAACTTGGAGAGAATGGAACGAATACCGTATTCGGAGATTACGCTACAGACACGACAGGCGCACGGATTCAAGTAAAGGAAGATGGAACATCAATAGCTGAGTTTGATTATATCACTATCCGTCGTGCTGCTCAATTCCGAGATATTACCATCCGTGAGCTTCGTCATATAGGTGGCGAGTTGGCGATAACTCCTGCTGCAATGGTATGTTCAAAGGTCGAAAGACTTAACTCTAACGGAGAAGTTATAGCAGACAAAGATAACACAGAGCCATCCTCATTTAAATGCTATTTTGAAACCAAAGATAGCGATGAAGGAAGCAATAAGGTGTTTAATTATTTTCGTCCACTCGACCAAGCGAGATGTCAGCAGTTTGATATAGTAGCAGACGGAAGCAAGAAGACGAGATATTATTGGCGACTTGTCATGTCTGTTGGTAAGGATTATATTGTACTTTCAAATTTAGCTAATGGAGGTATGGATTCCCTAACTACCTCTGAACCTTTGGTTGGAGATAATATCGTTCAGCTCGGTTATCAAGGTAGCGATGACCCGAACAGGCAGTCAGCTATTATACTCTCATCTACATCAGATGATGCGCCAAGTCAGAAGATGTATCAGGGAATATCATCATTCTCCCTTGATGGTTGTCTGGTTAAAGATGAGGGGTATGATGCGGCAACTGGTGTATTCCATTGCAACATTTATGGCGACAGCTTTATAGGTAGCAAGGATGGTAAGAGTTTCTTCCAATACGACTCTAAGAATAAGAAAGCAACATTCAAAGGTACAGTGAATTTCGATAGTGATTCTACTTTGCCGGGTGGCTCGCCAGTCAGCGATATTGCCAAGAAGGACGATTTGAAGGATTTGAATATCAAGAGCGGTAATCTCTTGCGCAATACGTCCTTTTGCGGCGACTATGAGAGTATTGATATATCCGAAGATACTGAGATCTCTGAGGATAAGGAAACGTTCTCCGAGAAGCTGAAATATTGGACGATGGAGAATGCAAGTGTGATTGACACCGAAGATTCTACCAGCGGGAAAGCAGTGAAGATAGGCGGAACCCTATCTCAGCAACTTGCCCAGCCATTATTGCCAGGCAAGGCTTATGTGCTTTCCTTCAAAGGAAAGGGTACAACTGTTAGGGTAAGTGTCGGTGGCGAAACGCATGATGTAGATATGACTTCATCTTTCGAGCGATATGAGTTGCATATCACTTGTTCTGATACAGCAGACGATGTATTATCTACATTCTCCATGGTTAGTACGAATTGTGTTGTCTGCGAAATCATGCTTTCGTATGGCAAGCTTGCCCCTGCTTGGTCTCCATCTTATTCTGATAATGATAAGTCGATGGCTGAGTTTCAGAATATGAAGTTCATTACTGATGCTATCACGCAAGGTTCTACAACCATCGATGGTGGTTTGGTCATGTCGCAGCAGTTCAAAGTAGGTAACTTCCGAGACAAGAAGATGATCAAGGAAACTGGCGGTATGAGTGGCTACTACAATGACGACGATTCTCCTTTTCTCTGGGGCGGTGGAACACTCGAACAGGCTATCTACGCCATTCAAAAGTACAAGGACGATCCGAATTACGAGCCTACTGCCGAGGAACTCAACAATCTCGCTAAGTTCGTGGTCACGCATGGCGGTAGAGCCATTCTCACCGACATCATCCTGAGAGGCATCATCTATGCTGAGGGGGGTGTGATGAAGTCTATCAAGTCGCCAAATGGAAATTTTGAGATTGATAATGAAGGAAATGCAAAACTGAAAGGGCATATCGAAGCTGGTGATGGGAAGATAGGCGGATTTGATATCAATAAGGATTCATTGTTTCATGGCGACCCTTCAAAGTGGGTTACAACTGATAATGAGAATATCTCACAGGTAGGATGGAATTTTATTAGGATTGCGCAGGCTATTACGTATGTCAACAGACCTATAGCCTACCAAAAAATCGGCATCGGTGGCAATGCCAATCCTAACGATAAGGAAGATAGTGATTCCGTCGGTTCAACCGCTATGTATATATATCGTAAGATGTTGGCTTATACAGAGGAAAAAGCCTACAAGCCTGCTGCCATCATAGAGTCCCGAAACGTGCAAAATCGCAATATTGCATTAAGGCTGATAGGTGGACTTCAGGTCTATGGAGGTGTTATTCAGCATGGACGCGTGATGACTTACACGAAAGATGGAGATACTAACGAATTGAATTTAAGCTTTGGTACAATGTTTACGCTGCGAAACGCTTCAGCAGATTCTATGGATTTCTTTTTCCCATCGCTACCAGAGGCAAGGCATCAGCTGGGTATTACGGATGCTGACGAAGAGTTCTGTATCCCTGTCACGGTTGTAGCTGCGGCTGGTACCACAAAGTTTGCCATATCTACGCAACTTGCTGCACAGGATACATCCTATACGGAGGCTGATGGAGGACGCTTCGTTGACAATAACGGAACTTGGGACTATGGAAATGACAAACATTACGGCGGCAATAGAATTGCCATGGAGAACGGGGACAGTTGGTCTTTCTCTCTGACCTTTACCAAGGCTCAAGGTTATTACATACAGATATTAAACAGACAGGTATAATATGGAACAGTTAAATAAAACGCCTACTACGGGCAAGTTTGGCGACGTAGCGAAAGCGCTCGACACCAATTTCGGCTTAATTGTCACGAAACTCATGGAACTGAGTGAGGCAAGCAAGGCGAAGGAGATGAATTGCGGTTTCTATTCATCAGAGACCGAGTTGAAAACCGCGTATCCTAACCCAGACAAGGGTATGATGGCTTATGTAGGCAGCGGTACTGACTATACCGTCTATCGCTGTAAGACGGATGGGACGTGGACTGCTACCAGCGAGACCTTCAAAGTGAATATCTCGGTAGATTTATCCACTTACGCTACCAAGGACGCTTTGGCGCAAGTCAAGGGGTCGGTGGATAATCTTTTACTTGGTGCGGTGTATGGCGGTATCGCTGCAAGAACCACCAATCCTGGCACTCCAAAAACCAAGGTGTTCTATCTGCCTACCGAGGTAGGTGAATACCCTAATTTTGGCAATCTCTCTGTAGTAGAGAATGAAATCGCCTTCCTTTATTTCGATGGTACGAACTGGGCAAAGCATTCCGTCGATTTCTCATCCACTATCACTGAAATCAAGGAGAAAGCAACCACTGCTGCGACTGATGCAAGCAATGCGTTAAAAAAGGCAGAGGCGGCAAACAAAACGGCAGAGGCAAACAAACAGGCTTTGACTACCGCTACGTCTGATATTTCTACATTGAAGAAAAAAGTAGATGACATCCCTGCTACTATCACGAAGTTCGTGAATATGACGGAAGCAGCTTACGAGGCTTTGGAAACAAAGGACCCAGACACCTACTATATGCTTACGGAGGAATAGTCTATGATCAGGTTAGGAAATAAAGAAATCTCTGCTATCAGATTAGGAAGTAATGTGATTTCAGCAGTATATAAGGGAAGTGTTCTTATTTGGCAAGCTATCAGAAGCTGCTTTGGCAGTGGATGGTGGGTCAATGAGAAACCTTGGATTGATGATGAAACTTGGAAAAATTAATTAAGATATGGCAACAGAAAAAATAGACAAGGAAATAACTGACCTCAATACCGATTGGGGAGGTTACTTGGGTAAATGGGTACAGAAGCTCATCAAGGACAACTTGATTTCCCTAAAAGATGGGAAGTTCGGTTATATTGATCAAGAGGTAGTGCCTGAGGGAAACAATTCGCACATCTATTGGAGGTTCTTTTCCGATGAGAATAGTTATCGTGAGTGGTATAACGACAAGGATAAGTATGCCGATAACGTCAAACAGTCGTATGACTTTGTTACAGCAAAGGCTGAACTCCAGTATATCCTGCGAACATCTATGGTAAAGAGACCTAATGATGTCATCGTAAAGGGAACAGAGTGTATTGCGACTATCAATTACAATAGTTACTACGGAGAGCCTTCCGAAAAGGATGAGACCAGCGGAACTCTTGTAGTATCAGTGAACGGTGTTGATATTCCAGAGTTGAAACAGACACTTGAAGCTTCTGGTACGGCAACTGGCAACAATTATAATGTTGATCTGACCAACTATCTTGTGTCAGAAACGAATACTGTAAAGATTACTGTGGCGAATACGCATGGGCAAAGCAGAACTTTCTCTCTCAGCGTCAGAACGGTATCTATCAATCTCTCTTTTGATGCGAGTTATGTAGAGACTTCCGTAAGGGATGGAAAGTGGTCTTTGCGTGTGAATTGTCAGGGTGCGAATGCCACCGTCTATTGCAAGGTAAGCAATGGTAATGGTAGTGAAACCATGACCAAGACCATCAACAACTCATCTGGTGAGTTTGTGATTGACTCGAAAGGTACTTATATCGCTGGTAAGCATGAAATCGAAGTATGGGCGTCCAATTCAGAGTATGGCATTACGACAGAAAAGATACGAACTTCCTATATCAAGAAGGGCAATACCCCTGCTATTGCTATAGGAAAGGATGCTCCTGTATCTGCTACTCAGTATTCTACTATTCAAGTGCCTTATTATTTCTACCTTCCTGAGAATGAGATTGGCTCGCAGGTTGCAATCGAAATCAAGGTATTGTATAATAACAATACGGAAGAGCTTGTTTTGACGGACCAGTTATGTACCGTAGATGATAATCATACATCAGGAGAGACCCCTTTAAAGGCTACCGTGCCATTGGATTTGAATGACTATGCTCCAAAGATTAGTGTAGTCATATCTATTGGCGAGGTGAGTGTAACCCACGATGTAACCATCAAGGGTGCAGGAGTTACCTTGCAGCCAGTAAGCGAATGTAAGGTATATTACTCCATGAAGGGCAAGACAAATTCCGATAAGGGTATCGAGAACCTGGAGAGTTATTACGAAGGAGTAAGAACTTCCTATCTGGAGCGTTCTGCCAACTTTAAGTTGAATGCCTATAATGGCTTCCTGGATGGAAAGGGTATGACCATCGGAGCCGGAAAGTCTGTTACACTGAAAGACTGGCAACCTTTCGCAGAGAATTTCGGTGTGAGTGGAAGCAAGAAGGGAAGAACCGTCGAGATTGAGTTCGAGACAGGTATCTGTTCTGATGAGAATGCGGTTATCGTAGATTGCATGGATGATACAACTGGTTTCCGCATATACGCAAATAAAATCGAGGTAAAATGTTCTACGGATCGTGTAATCACTTACTATCCTGAGACTAAGCGAATAAAATTCTCTCTGTCTATTGATGGAACTACTACTCATACGGTCAACAATCTTGGTGGTGGCGATGCGACAGAGAAGGACGTGAACTTGGTTTATCTGTGTATCAATGGTGTATGTGTCAGAATGTTCGATTATTCTAATGCAAACTGGAAGCAGGGAACACCAAAGGATATAGTCATAGGTTCTTCTATGGCAAAGGTCATTCTCTATTCGATAAGAGGCTATGAGAAATCCATCAACCCTTATCAAGCTTTGGATAATTTTGCTTACGACACACCGGACGTTAACGATGTGTATGATAGCAACGGAATCTTTGACCATTACGGAAAGATAAACCTTGCCAAGCGTAATGACATTCTCAACAGCAGTGGCAATATCCATAACCCTGACGAGATTATCTCCTATGAGAAGGTGAAAAAGGCGTTACCTCAATCTCCTATCATCGTATGGAATATTGATAACTTGCCTTACAACAAGAACAATGATGATGTTCCTATCAATGGCACAACCTTTGAGAATCCACTTTGGAATAAGGCTACAGATGGTTGGGCACAAGCTCCATTCACCGTAGGCGCGCACATGTTCAATGCCGATGGTACCTCTTCAAACGGTTACCCTCTGCCATATAAGAACTTTGCTGAGATATTTGAAACTGGAAATGGTGAGTCTGTAAATATTACCGTAGGATTGGTTGGCGAAACAGAGAATCATACACTTTACTCTATCACTATTGGTGTGGAGACTGGTGAGAAGGAAATGGTTCACAAGGTAAATTTTGCTTCATCCGAAGGTATCTTCAATATCCATGCTATGAATATGTATCAGCAGATACTTCTTGCTTGTGCTAAGAGTAACGAGTCTCTCTATACCGCCTATCAAAAAGAACAGGCAGATTTAGGTAAGGCAGTCACATACAGAAAGTCACTTAGTGGATTCCCTGAGATAGGATTCCGCAGAACCTCAACAAGTGGAACTGCTGCGCCTACTTTCCTCAGCATATACAATTTTATCAATAACAAATATTCTGCGTCTTTCCTTGGCTTCCCAGCAAAGGACTATACTAAGGCTCAGATATGGGAGATTGATGAAAATGTCAATATGTTCAATCAGGAGGCTGGTGATTATAGTATTGATGGTGATTCATTACAGAGTAGTGTACTGACTGGTATTCCACTTTACTATGCGAGAGTACCAAAAAAATCTCCTGTCAACAAGTCCAACAAGCTTGGTGTGGCTAAGAAAACTACGGATAACATAGAGGCTACCAATCAGGAACTTGCGGTTATCAAGCGTTTTCACAACTGGGTGGTTTCCACTAATGTACTTCTTTCTGAGAGATACAAGCGTGAGCATGGCGATTATGCAACACTTGAAACTCCTGTAGTCTATAATGGAATTACCTATAAGAAGGATAATCCTGCATACAGACGTGCGAAGTTTACGGCGGAAGCAAGTACATACCTGAGACTTGATAGTGCGATATTTTATTTTAACTTCTGTCAGTGGATTATCGGTATGGATTCCATGGATAAGAACATGAGTTTAGCATTTGATACAATAACTTGGAATGAAGAATAATTATGGCAAAGACAGTAAAAGAAGCTAAGGCTGATATATTTCTGAGGGACACGGACAGTCAGTCCCTTTTCAATAACTCTGGTGTGTTATCATTCAGATACTACCATGAGTGGAATGACGCTTACAATCCGTCAACAGATGAGACTGTTCAGATTAACGGAGAGGTCTATGACGAAACAACGAACTCATACAAACCGAATTGTCCGGAAGGTTTCAATCCAGTATTCAATGGCAGACTGTCTGCCTTGTGGGATAATATTGTAAATTGTTTCCCTAATGAGGTGGAAGCTATGTATGTCAAGATGAGAGGAAATGGTCTTACTTATCACGAAATGCTCACGAAGTATAAGGACTTCTGGAAGTATTGGTGTGAGAATCTGTATAATGCAGATGCCTTCGGCTATGCAAACACCAACAACTTTACAAAGGCTTATGGTGACAAGGTGCAAGTGATGGACTATTTCTATGGTAAGCGTCAGAGATACCTTGATAGTAAGTATCATTGTGGCTCGTCTATTGGTAATAACCTTCGTATGCGTTTGTATGAAGTTGGCAGGGGCTTTGCCATCAAGCACTACCAAGCTATCTATTGTACTTTGCAGTGGGGTGCAGGCAACTTTGATGATTATCGTAATATCAAACCAGGCACTTACTCATATATGCCATTCAAGGCTTCCAGTCCACAGGATGTAACCTTCGATATTGATGATGCAGACCTTATTACAGAGTTATCAACCTATGTCAAGGGTAGTGATGGAAATTACACCATCTATGGCTTGGAAGGTCTTGGTGACTTTAAGTTCGACCTCAATATGGACTTATTGAAAAGGCTCACAAAGTTCGTTATGAACTATACTGCATCTAAGCCAAACACAAGGGAGGCAGGACTGAATTTTGACCTCAGCAAGATGGGTATGCTGAGACAGGTGATTGTAAGGAACGTGAAGAACCTGAAAAAGAGTATCGTCTTATCCTCTGACCTCTTGGAGGAGATTGACTTTACCAATACTCCTATTACAGGTGTGACTACTCCACCTACCGATATGCTTACAAAGTTAGTTCTTCCTGATACTATCAAGGAACTCAACCTTGTTGGATATACAAACTTGCAAGCTCGTTATCTTCAAGTAGCTGGTTACTCAAACATAGAGACCTTGCACATTGAGGATTGCCCTAACTTGGATTCCTATACCATCTGCAAGGCTTGCTATGATGCTGGTGCGAAGCTTTCAAATGTAACCTTGTCTGGAATAAATTGGGTGATAAGTGATATTGATTTCTTGTTGAAACTTGCAGATAAAAAAGCCAGTCTAAAGGGAAAGATTGACCTAAGTAATGTAGCCTTGTCTTTCTCTGCCAAGCAATCATTGTTAAGTGCTTGGGGGAACATTGATGACGAGAGAAATAGCTTATATATAAAGTACAATAAAGTTAATATCACAACATGTTCCTTGGGAGGCATCAACTATTTTCCGAAAGTAGGGGATTACTCTCTTACTGTAAAGACTATGCCTGTTACAGGAAATGACTTTGTTTCTGCCTCTTGGGAAATCAGTGATAATGAGTTTGCTACAATAAACAAAGATACTGGTGTCATTAGTGTTGAAAAGATAGGCAATAGCATAGACAATAGCCATGCGGAGGTCAAACTTATGATTACCCTTTCTGATGGAACAGTCCTGACTGCAAGTTATACAGTTTATTTCTATGAGAGAGATTGTGAACTTGGAGACTTGGTGTTTTCTGACGGAAGTTATTGGAATGACTTGAAACCAGGATTGACCCCTATAGGTATATGTTTCTATATTGATCCAAACAACAAGACTAACCGTTTAATGGTTGGATTGAAAAACTATAGTGAAGCAGGTGTTTGGGGATTAGATGATGTTACTCTACCTAATATAAAACTAAAAGATTCTATTGAAAATGTATATGATGTTCCTTATCTAGAAAACACATCAACATTTTTGAATGCTACAGATGATAATATAGTAGATAACAATGGAAATTTTCTATCCTATCCAAATACATATTCCTTGGGGGACATAGGTTTTATAAAAATAAATGATGATATTTATCAAAAATTAGCGTATTACCTCAAAGATTTAAAATTAGAAGTGGGTGATTTTATCAGCTATGGACAGCTTAAAACTTTGTATATAATCAGACATAGAGACGTTGTTTTATCAGATAGTAGCATAAACAGACCAATTCCAAGAAGAAGTGGCAATATTTCAGAATGGAACTCTTTATCATTTTGTATAAGTAATATAATTGCAGAAAATAATAATAACGCCTCTTATGCTTCTTATTATTATGTCAAAACTAGCAAGAGTTATGCTTACATGCCTGCTGTTTCTGATGGTGAAACCTTAAATGAAAAGTTCACTGAGCATAGATGGTTTCTTCCTTCGTCTGGTGAACTTGCTAGAATCATGTGGTACTATACTCAAAATAACAATGGGAAATACGATGCTATATTTAAGAAGTACATCGGAAACCTCATGACAGATTTTAATAGTTTTTTAAATTACTCCTCTTCATCAGAAGCTAATAATAAATATGCAGTTGGCTATAATACAACAGGTAGAGTTGATGGAAGAGTAGATAAGGGGTATAGCAGAGGGAATTTAGCTTTAGTTTGTGCATTTTAAATTTTAAAATATGAGTAAAGAAAATAATAAAGAGATTATCATGAATAATCATCTTGGCAGACCAGAGATGACAATAGCAGTGGGCATGGGTAGTGAGGACTTCATTACTCTGCCTACCGCAGTGTGGAACTATGGAGCAATAGTCTCAGCCCTCATCAGATATAAGTACTCAGAAAGTGAGGTAGAGGCAATAGTCAGCAACTCTCTTATGCTTATGCAGAATCCTTCAAGTGTAAGTGAGGAGGAATCCAATGAGAAGATGAATGAGTTCAATGAGTTTCAAGAGTATAGAGAGAAGTGCAAGGCAAGAGCCAAAGAACTTCTCGCTATCGGTGAGACAATGGGGATAAAGGAAATATAGTCCTGTGTATTGTATGATGAGAAATATATTAAAATTAAACAAGCGAGACTGGATTGGTCTTGCTTGTTGGTTGCTTATCAGTATATTGATAGGTCTTCTTGCTTTGCCAGTAATGGTAGGTAGAGAGATATACCAATATAAGCACTATCACTTGGCAAAGTTTGAGTGGGAAGATATTGTGAGGTATTCCGTAGTAATCTTACTCGGTAGTATTATTAATTACTTAATTTTAGATTCATTATTATGAGACAGATAAAAAGAATTTTCGTTCATTGTACCGCTTCTTCTCAGAAGTGGGGAGTAAAGGAACTGTTGGCAGAGTTTAAGGCGAAGGGTTGGAGAAATCCAGGTTATCACAAGGTGGTAACGGAAGATGGTGTTGTGCATCAGTTATTAGACATTAGTAAGGTTAGTAACGGCGTGCAGGGCTACAACTCTACTGCTATCAATATTGCATACGTGGGTGGTATTGATAGCAAAGGTAAGCCTATCGACAATAGAACGGAGGCTCAGAAGGTAGCTCTAAGGTCGTTGCTTGTAGAGTTGCATCGTCAATACCCTCACGCAACCATCATGGGGCACAGGGATATTTGGGGTAGCGACCCAAGAAAATGGAAGAAATGGTGTCCTTGTTACGACGCAAAATCGGAATATAAGGATATAAAATAAGAGATGGCTCATCAAACACTGATATACGAAGAATTTGCTTACAGATTGTTACTTTTACAAAACTTAACTTTAAAATTTTGCTCAAATCAATTCATTTTGAGCAAAAAATTGTAATTTTGTCAAAAACGTAGAACAATTAACAAAAGGAGGTTTTTCATGACACAAGAACAAGAACAAGAAGTCCAACGGTTGATAAAGGATATAGATGTTACTGAACTGATGAACTTGCTGATGAAACATGGTAACAGATATTCAAGGAGAATTCTGAAGTTCTTCAGATGGTTCTGCAAGTACGTTCCGATTACGCTTATGTGTTTTCACGCTTACGGAATGTGGGATTTCTCTCAGCATCCACGAGACATGTTTATCCCATACGCAGAAAATACGCCTTGCTATCTTTACATATATTTCATGGTGTATATTTTACCTATGGTTCTTATACTGGCAAGCAGATTCTTTTTCTTATGTTGGAGATACCGCATTCCCTTCTATTATTTCTTCGGCATAAACGCTGCTCATATCGTGGAATGGAGCTGGTATACAACTCAAGATATGATAGATTCATGCTTCACCGTCATGGTGGTAACGGCAATATTCTATCTGTACTCTTTTGTGGATTTGTTTATCAGTAAAACAAATTTAGGACGTAAAATCTGCGCATAAAGGCGATTTCTGAGAATTTTTCGTAAAAACAAAGGTAATATGGGAAAGATACTAAATTATAAGCTGCTCGGCACGGCTTTGAAGTCACTGAGTGATGATTGCTTTAAGGCTGACGAGCAACAGAGAAATGGGGAGAAGGTCACCGCTTGCGGAATGAGCGATGAGGATCTGGATAAGTTGTGCGACATTATCCCCGATATGCTTAACCCGATGCTATCTACCGAGGAGGTTAAGGAGAAATTGCACGTTTCTGATGCAACTTTGAACAGAATGGTAGCAAGAGGTGACATTCCGAATGGCGAGTGCAAGAAGCGTGGGCACTCCCGATATTGGAAGAAGTGGGATATACTACACTACATAAAAAGCAAGAGAGGTAAGTGACTACCTCTCTTTTTTGTTATTTATGATATTACCTCCTATCACCTTAAATCTCTGATAATCAACCACTAAAAGAAAGTGTGATAGAGTTATATTTGCTCTCCCCTATTCTTTGTATCTTTGCACCGTAACGTTACAATAGTGTTAGTTAATATAAGGATAACTTAAAAAGATTGTATCATGGAAATGACAGATGCAAAGGTCGTAGAGAAGAAAATCTACGAAGAGGGAAAAAAGCATGACGATTATGCTTCTAAGGCTACAGGTAATGCTGGTCTTACCCTTGGTATCATCGGCACAGCACTCGGTGCTGGTGCTTGGTTGCTTGGCGGTAACAACCGCAGCGTATTTGGTTCACTCGGCGGCAATATGCCTGAGAACGTAAACATCAACACCTATGGGGCTAACACAAGTTCCAATCAGCCAACTGCCTTGCAGGTAATGGAGAAGGAATGCGATGATGAGGTGAAGTTGCTTACCTACATGTTCGGTATGAAGCTCGACACCGCTAACAAGTTTTACGCTATGCGAGAGACAGACATCGCTGAGAAGTTCTCTATGTATAAGGGTGCTAACGATGCTATCAACGCCGAGAACCGCCGTGCAATGCAGGCTGAGTTCGGTCTTTACAAGTCTCAGGTTGATGCGGACTTCGGTCTGTACAAGAATCAGAGAGACCAGTATGACGCATTGCAAGCAAAGTATAGCGACCTCGACAAGAAGGTAGCCGTTATGGAAGCCCTCACTCCTTACAAGGAGAAGCTGATGATGGCTTACGTGAACGAGAAGTGCTGCCGCAAGATTGATGGTCAGCTTGTGCTCCCATCTACACCAGTAGTTACTGGTTACGGCAGCTATGGCTGTAACTGCACTGCTCCTTCCACTCCCACTACAGGAGCGTAACAGAGCAGTAAGGAAGTCGGTTAGACGGACTAAAAAGAAATGAGTTGGTGAGGGGTGTTTGCCCTCGTTGGTGGATACCCTCTCACCTCTCTATAATATATCACCAACTTTAAAGATATTGATTGTTATGATGAATTTCGGAAACAGCCCATTATTGGATATGGGTACAAGTCAACAACAGCCGCCGATGATGGATGCCGAGCTACAGAAGATGTATGAGGCAATACAGCAGAAGCGAGCATCTATCAATATGCAAGCGCAGCAGTCACCCACACCACTCTGGGATGAGATTGATAAGATTGAGGACAATCTTACAGGCGCACAACGTCAGTACTTGATGCAGAATCAGGAGTACGTCAATAGCTTACAATATGTGTCTAAGCTGGTTCAAGACGAGGAATTGCGCATCATACGCCCTCGCATTGAGAGTACTCAGCAAGGACAGGAAGCATTGAAGAAACATTTGTCTTTGATGCAGCGTTTAAGAAAAGAAGTAGCGCAAGCAGAGGAACATAAATCTGCTATGCTCAACGATTATATGACTAATCATAGCGATAAGACTTGGCAAGAATATCTCGCCTGGTACAACAAGACAAAGAAAGGAGAAACTAAGAAATGAACGTAACAGAACTTAAAGAGAAACTGCTTACATCACTTGATCTGTGGGCAGACGCAAGAATTAGCGATATGGTGAAGGAGAACCCTGCATTGGCTATCCCTTCCGTGTACATGAAGCGAGCATCGCACAATATCATCGCCAAGCACAAGGATAGTTGGGGAAAGAGTATTGACAACGCTACCCTATTCATTGCCGATGAAGACGGAAACATAGATGCCAACACGATATTTGAAGATATGATGCAGATGCTAAAATCCGTGGAAGATTACAAATTCGATGTAGGTTTTATTCACGGACATATTGACAAAGGAGTTGTGTCTATTGACCTGCCAGATGGAATTGCCACTGCTATCCTATTTGGAAGCAAGCGAAGCATCAACTTCACAGAAGAGGACTTTGTAGAGTTGAAAGATTTGATAATAGCTTAAAAATATATAAGATATGGAAGCAAAAGACATTATGAGTAAGTTTGATGAGCTTTATGGAATGATGGCATCATCAAACAACGTAAAGTATATGCACGTATTCGGTAATACGATGCGCTGCATGATGAAGGATATGGTTGCGAAGCACCCAGAGTTGGCGCAGGAATATTTAGAGAAGTTGTGCGCTATCAAGTGGAAGAACTACCTTACTAAGAAGGAGGCTTCTGAGATTGTAAACGGTATGAATCCATCTGCAACTTGGGATATGCAGACCTGGCTCAATGCAATGACCGGTCTTGGGATTGCAACAGAAGAGAAGCCTTACTACAACGACTATGCCCTTTATGTTGCAATGAACCAGGTGGTAAGTGACCACGGTTGTACTGTCGCTAAGATGCTTGGCAAAGGCAGTGTGAAGGACATTGATCCTGAACATTTGGTCAAATATGCTCACGAACTTGCGCTTGATTTGCTGAAAGACAAGGATGGCGTGTACGATATCAGAGAGTATTTCTTGAAGTAGAACTAATATATACACGGTTATGAAAAAGGTGTTTGAAAATATTCTATCTTGCAATGATACGCAGGTTATTAAGAACTGCGTCGCAATTATGGCCGACTGTTGTGAAGTTGGGATGAACGACAGTGTAATGCTTGATATGATGAAGCAGGTCAAGGGAGAGATTGGCGCGTGTCATTTTGATGAAGAAATGGCAGACATGCATCTTTGTCTCATAGACCAGCTTCACACTAAAGATGTAGCCAAGGACTATTGGCATGAAGTTAAGAATGATAAAATTAATCTCGAAGACTGGTGTGTTCTTTGGGGAGAAATGGTAAAACGCAACGACGCAAAGATTACCTCAGTTCGGGATAACGAACTCTATCTAAAGGCTTTATAATGTTTTTATATA